GGCCAAGTCGATGGCGGGCGAGCTGGGTAAGTTGAAGGACGTCGAAATCGGTATGCCTAAATGGTTAGGCGGCGACGGATTTATCCAGCAAAAGAGTGAGCAGCCAAGTTCTCACGCCTCGGGTATCTCAAATGTACCCTATAACGGCTATCTGGCCCGGCTGCACAAAGGCGAGCGCGTCCTCACGCCAGAGGACAATGAAACGTATAACAAGGGCGGCAGCGCTGGCGGTTCATACAGTTTCGGGGATATTCATATCCACGGAGCTAGTGGAAATCCAGAGGAGTTCGCTGACCAGCTTATGGGTATCATTGCTCGTCGAGTCTCTGAGGCTGGCGGGCAGATGTAATTTTAAAATCCGAACGAAATTCATTCCTGGTTCGTGGCCAAAGCGTGTAAAAGCGTACATTCACGAAATGCCGGCTATAATTTCGTTCGGATTTATTTTTGTAAAGGGGTGAATTTATGCAATTCTGGCTGAGTTATAACAATGGGGCAGAACGTTATCAGCTTCCAGTTAACCCGCCGTCAATCAAAATATCGGGATCTCACGGGTTCCAAGATATTGAGGTCGACGGCCTCGGTGAGTACACAGTTATCGGTGACGGTAAGCTCAAAGAGATTACGATTTCCTCGTTCTTCCCACGAGACTATAACCCTGTCTACTGTGAGCATACCGATATTCACGATCCTTGGACGTATGTTGAGACAATCGAAAAATGGATTGATTCCCGCCGTCCGATCCGACTCGTGATTACGGGGACGCCTATCAATATTGCGGTGACAGTGCGGTCATTCACTTACGAATCAGATCGTAACGGATCCGTGGGTGATATTTACTATGAGCTGTCACTAAAAGAGTACGTATTTATTGACTTTTCTCGTCAGGTCAGGATTACAGGTTCAGGATCAGGTAAAGGGCCAGCAGCCAAAGCAAAAGTTACAACGAAGGCAGCTCGACCGGATCCTGTGGCAAAGCCAAAGACGCATAAAGTTGTGAGCGGGGATTCCCTATGGAAGATTGCTCAGAAAATCTACGGTGACGGATCAAAGTACAGGAAGATATATGACGCAAACAAGGCCAAGATCGGAAAGGATCCGAATCGAATTTCGGTTGGAATGGAGCTGGTGATCCCGTGAGTTATGCCAAAACGTCTGCAATGGAGATCAGTGTTTCCGTTGCTATCGACGGTCAACGTGTCGTTATTGACGATCTCGTCAAATCTGTAACGTGGTCAGGTGATACACAGCAGTCCTCCCGAAAACTTGAAGTACAAATTTCTAATACGCTTAACGGTCGTACTAGGGCGCTGAACATCCAGAAAGGTGCAGAGATCCGGTTTACGTCTAAAAACGTGGAGCTGTTCCGAGGGATGATATTCGCGGACAAGATCGACAGTAAGGGCCAAATGACCGTCACGGCCTACGATGAAAACATATTCCTGACCAAGAGTAAGGACACGAAAAAATTCGTCAAGAAGACGGCGACCGCGATCATAAAAGCGCTGTGTTCTGAATTTGGGATCCCGGTCGGAACCGTGGCAGATACCGGATATATCATCCCTAAATTGATCCTTCGAGATAAAACGTTATGGGAAATGATGGTGACGGCCCTTACCGTGTCCTATCATCAAACAGGCCGCAAATACTTCATTTTCTCTAAGGGTGGAAAGCTTCAACTTTCTGCACGTAAGGACGTAGTTGCAAAGATCAACCTAGAGACGGGCCTCAATATTATTGATGCCTCTTTTTCGTCTTCCATCGAGGAAATGCGTACTAAGGTAAAAGTCGTTGGTGAGGTTAAGGGCGGCAAAGACGCTAAGGGGAACGAGACGAAACAGGAGATCTCAGCAACCGCCAAAAATGACAAGCTTATCGCTAAGTTTGGCCTGATGCAGCACCTAGAGAATATGTCCGGTGACGTTACCAAGTCGCAGATCGAGCAGAGAGCTAAGGAGCTACTAAAACAGCTCGCAGTTATTGCGGACGATTCGACACTTAACTGTTTGGGCGTGGACGAGGTTATCTCGGGTTGTGCTGTTTATGCGTATGAGCCGATCACGGGTATTAAGGGCGGGTATTATGTCAGCGCGGACTCGCATTCGTGGCAGGGCGGAAGTCACACGATGAATATCACGATTACGGCGACCGACGATATCCCTCTCATGGAGTATGAGCCACCGGATGAGGAAGGGGCCTCGAAAAAATCGGCTGAGAAGAAAAAGAAAAAGTCAAAAGGCAAGAAGAAAAAGAAGAAAGGGCCTGATGCCGCAGAGCTGAAAGTACAGAGCATTCTAGGCGCGAAAGGGGTCGGTTAACATATGACGATTAAATCCGGGATCCAGCCAGAGGGAAACGCTGCGTCCCAATTGGTTCAGCTCATGCGCCAGCACGGATACAACAAAGATGTTGATATTGAGTTAGGGACGATCACGAGCGCTCCTCCGGTCTTAAAGCTCAAGGTCGATAATATGCCGATAGAACTGGACGCGGACGATCTTGTCGTTGCTGAGCAGCTCACAAAGCATAAACGTAGGATCAAGGTTTCCGGGCTACCTACTACATCTATCACAATGAACGAATACTCACGGACGACACAGAAGACGAGCGGCTCCGCACCGATCACAGACAGTACATACCGAGATAAGATCGACGTAGGGGCTGGAACGTTCGGTGTTAGTGAACTTGAAATCGAGTATCTGGACGAGCTACAAGTCGGGGAACGTGTCATAGTGGCCTCCACAGATGAGGGGCAAACCTACATGATTTTAAGCAGGGCGGTGATTTATTAATGGCTTTATCCCCATTCGCTACAGATGAGGATCGGATGGCTGTCGTCACGGAGGCGACTCAGCCGAGTAAAACGTATGCTTTCGATTTTGACAGCGGGGAATTTACCGGGGCGTTCATTGACGGAAAGGATGCAATTAGACAATTTATTCGTAAAACACTTGTGACAGCGCGTTACAGGTTCCTTATATATGACAGGGATTATGGATCAGAACTAGAAACGTTACTCGGAGCCGACGTCACAACGGAGCTGCTAGAGTCTGAGATACCTCGGATCATTCAGGACGCACTTTTGTACGACGAGCGGATCGACGATGTATACGAATTTGATATCACGAGAGAACCGGGCAGCGACGCCGTAGTCGTTGCCTTTTCTGTTACTACAGCAGATGGGCAGGAGTTGCAAGAGGAGGTAAGGCTGTAATGGTAACAATGTACGAAGATCAAACAAAGGACGCGATCCTCGACCGGATGCTTGAAACAGTTCCAGAAGACTTGGACAAGCGGCAAGGGTCGATACCTTACGACATGATGTCCCCTGCTGCTATCGAGCTTGCACTTGCTTATATTGAGCTGGAGGGAATCCTGGATAAAGGTTTTGCTGATACAGCTTTTGGCGAGTACCTAGACCGTCGATGTGCTGATATGGGGATAAAGCGAAAGCCAGCGGATACAGCTCACGGATACGTTACGTTTACCGGGACAGCTGGAACAGTTATCGGGGCCGGACAGAGAGTCTCAACGGATTCTCTGATTCCGGTCTATTTTGTTACTACGGAATCCGTAACTATACCCGAATCCAAGTCAGTTAAAGCCCGGATTGAGGCGGAGGTTGGGGGAGCATCCGGTAACGTCGGAGTAGGGGCAATCACGGTCACAGTCGGAAATATCACAGGTGTTACAGCTGTAACAAACACAGAGGCCACCATTGATGGCGTGGATGCCGAATCCGACGCGGATCTTCTCGACCGCTATATCGACCGGGTAACCGCACCAATAGCGTCAGGAAATCCGAGTCATTATCGCCAGTGGGCGAGGGAAGTCTCCGGAATCCGTGACGCGAAGGTTTATCCCGTTTGGAGCGGGCCGGGAACGGTGAAAGTCGTTCTCTTGAACAGTGAAAATAAAACGCCAAGCGCTGACAAGGTGAAGGAAGTCGCGGATTACATTGAGAGCGTCCGTCCTATTGGTGCAGCTGTAACCGTAGTTGGTGTAAAAGAGGTTCCTATTAATGTTGTTCTCGGAGCAAAGATCGCGAGCTATACGACGCTTGAGGCCGTTATTAGCCAGCTTAAAGGCGGTTTGTTTGATTATCTGCAAAATCTGGCTTTTAAGGATCCGCTCGTCCGTTACACACAGATCCAGCGGGTTACTCTCGATATTCCTGAGATCATCGACTATTCCGGATTAACTGTAAATGGTGCGAGTGCTAATATCGAGATTCCAGACGATTCGGTCGCGGTTCTTGGTACGGTTACAGTAACGGAGGTTGATATCGAATGAGTCGGGATATCCGCAAGGAATTAACGGACTATATGCCTCGATACTACGCGGATTCTAAGGTCGTCAAGTCGATTTTAGATCCGGAGGCTGTGGAGTTTGAGAAGCTGAGTGTAGCAATGACGGACGTCCTCGATCAGATGTTTATCAGCTCCGCAACGTGGGGTCTGGATCGCTGGGAGAAGCTCGCGCAGATCCCGGTCGATCACACAAAGACATACGAGCAGCGTCGAGAGGTACTAAAAGCCCGTATCCGTGGGATCGGTACCGTACGAATCGAACTTATTAAAGATCTTGCTATCGCGTACTCCAACGGTGAGGTAGAGGTCAACGAGGGGTTAGTTTCTAAAAACCTATTTCCTAGTTTCACTGATCCAGCATGGACGCAGCTGCTAGGTACAATCGAACCTTTTTCAGATGATCCCTATCGTGCGCGAGTTACAACGGAAAACGGCGGGATTGCAAGTTCTATAAAAATACCGTGTGAGCCTAACACGGATTATTGTCTGAGCGTCGAAAGCACTGAGCTATCAGTCAGGGCAAAGTTATTACGTGCTGACGGAACTAGCGAGGGTTGGATATACGCTGCTTCGAGAACAATCCCCGTCCGGGCCTTTACCACAACCAAAGATGCGGCGTTTTTGCAACTGGAGTTGTCGGCGGGTAAGGCGGGTACGCTTTCGGTAGCTCATCCCCAACTAGAAAAGGGTTCTACACGTACAACGTTCGAACCCGGTACCCCACCGTACACGATCCTAATTACTTTTACAGGATCTATGGGTATCCCGGATCAACTAAGCGCGTTACAGGCCGAGATCCGAAAGCTTATTCCGGCACACCTGAGCCTAAACTATCAGTTCCGTTTCTACCTGTATAGTCAGCTGAATGCGTCCGGTATGACTTACGCCGATCTGAGCGCTACCGGAAAAACATATAATCAGCTTCTAAATAAGGGGGTTTAACGATTGGCAGCAGCTACAAGCATTTTAAAATTGCCGCTCATTGACGATACCATGACGGCGAATGTTGTTCGTGACCTGAACGCGCTGGCACAGGATATCGACAGTAAGGTAATGCCGAAGTCAGGCGGAACACTTGACGCGTCCCGTATTAACGTGACAGACGGCACTCGGACGCTCGTACTCGGTGTTGATGCGAACGAGCCTTGGATCGGAACCTCCACGAATAACGATTTTCGAATCATTACGAATGGCCTTGAGCGTGGACGTGTCAAGTCATCCGGTGCGTTGGTTTGGCTTGATCGTATTCTGACGAGTCGTTCAGGGATTCAGGTCGGGCAGGACGCTACCGCATGGAAAAACTTTCATGTCGTTTCTGACGACGCTGGTACCGGGGCAGCTTTCCGCATATATAACGGAGTTTATGGGGCGGGTGCTCGTGTCTTTTCAATAGATCAGAACGGTCATATTATGCTTGGAGGCCAAACTGAGGTATTGAATGCGGAGGGATGGTCGAAGGTAGTCGACATCTACCAACCCGGGAATCTTAGCATGTCATTCCGGACAAACGGTGTACATGGGGCTATCTCAGTTCATGACTCCGGTTTCTATGGATCAGCGGCGGGGCTAATGGTAGGGACAAAGACAAATCACGATCTAACGTTTATACAAAACAGTGTGCGAAAAGCCATGTTCGGGACTGACGACATGTTTTATCTCAGAACTAGGGCGATGGAATTACGCAGCTCGGGCAACAACGACGCAGGACTTTACCTAATCGCTGGGAATACTCCCGCAAACGTTTTTGGTCGCAAAGAGATTATTTCTAGCGTCAATATAGACGGAGGTAATGCGCTCCTTTTCCGTGCAAGACGTGAATCTGACTGGGCAAATAAGGACGTCAGAATTAACTTTAATAACGCTTCGGGTGAGATCTACACGGAAAACCACATCATCAAATCGACTGGAGGGCCATCTGGAGGGTTTGACGGTCAGATCTGGATCCAATACGTCTAAGGGGAGGAGGTTAAGTCTATGCCGATAAGTGTAAATGTCGGGGGCGGTTACCGTATCGCCTCCAACATCCATACACGGGTTAACGGAACATGGCGGAAAGCTTCACAGGTCTGGATCCGTGTCGGTGGAGTATGGAAACAGGTCTGGACAATGACCGGATTTAAAGTAATGGCGAACATGAATACTCCGCGAGCGTGGCATTACGTCGAATCAGTGGGGAACTATGTTTACGCTATAGGCGGGTACTCCGGCGCAATGGCAGACGGGTACGAATCTAAAGTCAATGAGCGTTACGACACGACAACAAATACGTGGTCGTACATGGCGAACATGACGTATAAAAAATTAAACGGGGCCTCCTTTGTTCTAAATAACGAAATATATATGCAGGGCGGAAACGCAGATTATTACCAGGGCGTTGTCTATAATCCGGCGAACAACACCTATAGGGAGTATGCTCGTACTACCAGCGGAGAATCACAGTTTTCCGGAGCAATCGGGGCCTATGGTTACACCGCCGGGGGGTTTGACCGGATGGCGTATCCCACGACATTCCGATATGATCCAGCTACGGACACATCAACGACCGTACAGTCGATGCCTACGGCCCTCGCGACGGGTGCGTCGGCAGTAGTTAACGACAGTCTTTATACAATTGGTGGGCGTGACATTAGAGACGCATGGACTACCTATGTATATAAATTCACGCCAAGTTCAAATACGTGGGTACAGATGGCCTCGACCCCGACCGTCAATGAACGGCCTTGTGCGTGGGTGATTGGTGGGAAAATTTATCTTTATCGTCTGTCAAATCAGTTAGACGTCTACGATCCCGGTACAAATACGTGGAGAACGACGGGTGACGGTTCTCCTAGTGGTATGGCTATCTATGGAACAAAGGCCGCTGTCGTAAACTCGAAAGCGTATATCCCCGGCGGGGTGAACGCGAATAACGGCGCAATGACTAATCAATTACTTGAATACACCGTCCCACAAGGAGGCTAATGATGGAATACAAAGGCAGAGAACTAAGCTGTACACCGGAGGAGCTTAAAAAGTTTATTGATGGGCTGACCGTCGTACAGCAAGTATATAAGTTCACAGACAAATTTAACGGACAGTATATTCACAATCCGACTGGTGACGATAACGCTCGTTACTACGTATTACAGGTTGGAGAGCGAACGTTTTTGCAGCCTCATGCACCTTTTGAAATGGGCATTGTGCCTATTACGGAGGAGAACGCTCTCGGGTATATTGAGCGTCAGGCTGATATGCTCACGGATGAGGCAATTTACGAAAAGTTCGCAGTTAGGGCCGAGGATACGATTACAGCTCTACAGAAGCACAACAAGGAGTTACAGGCCCTCGCAGACGACTTGAAGCAGCGTAACTCCTCGATGCAAGACGATCAACTGTTTATACTCGAAGCGCTCGCTAAGGCGGGCCTTATTTAATTTTAGGAGAGGGTGGTTTTTATGTTGACAGCAAAACAGCGTTTAGTGCGAGGTTATGGGTTCGCTATCTATGAGGATGGCTCTCGCAAGTTTGATACTGTGGCGGCAAGTTATCACGGCGACATTAAAGCGTTCGCTGCTGCAACGTTTGCGCCGGAAAAATTAGACGTCGCTCTTTCTACTGAACGCATTAACGAAACTGAATACCGTGATACGCTGGCGCTCGTCGGATCTGACGAAGCTCAGGCGTGGGTCGGAGTATAAGGGGGGGGGAATGAACATAATGGAGAATACACAGAACATACGGCAGCTCGCTAAACAACGTTTGCAGGAGATTCACGCACAATTGTATGTGTTGAGCGAAGAAGCTAAGCAAATTAACGCTTTTCTCTCGTTGAGAGATCAGGAGGATGGGCTGACCGCTGTACCGGAGATCCCTACGGACACACCGGAGTAATACCGCACTTATTCACTGAGGGCGCTCCCGATATGGGCAGCGCTCTTTTATTTTATTCCGGGGGTGAAACCAATGGATCAAAACCTAATTGATGCCGCGTTAAAGGACGGCCTATGGGCGGTTCTTTTCGTCTCGCTCTATCTTTATCAGCTCAAGGACGCCAAGACACGCGAGAACAAGCTCATGAATTTCATCGACGAAATATCCGCGCAATTCGAGGCGCTGGCGAGGCAATATGAGCGCTTGTCTGAGGACGTCCGCACGATCAAGGACGACATCAAATCACGCCGGGAACGAACAAGAAAGGATGATATGTAATGACGCTGACACTTGAGCAAGTAAAAGAGAAGTCAGCTCCGATGCTGGACGGGCTGCACGAGGTTGTACGGCTTGCAGCTGAGCAGCTGGTCGAACGCTGTTACAAGCGCGGCGTATGTATCCGGATTACGCAGGGATTACGCACAATCGCGGAACAGGATGCCTTATACGCTCAGGGCCGAACAAAGCCGGGGAACATCGTCACCAACTCCAAGGGCGGCTATTCGTTTCATAACTTCGGGGTAGCGATTGACTTTGTGTTAATTGATTCCGGTTATGACATGAAGGCCGATAAGGACAGCGACGACATGGCTGATTGGTATGAGGTTGTGGCTGAGGCCGAGGCGTTAGGATTCGAGTGGGGAGGGCATTGGGCGTCGTTCAAAGACTTCCCTCATTTCCAGATAACTTTCGGCCTGACTACAGCGCAGTACAGAGCTGGGAAGAAGCCTACAGCCGCAAAAATTAAAGCTGCTCGCGCAAAGATCGCAAGCGGTATTAAAAACGAGGAGGACGAACCTATGACAGCAGCAGAGAAAAAGGCGTTTGACGCTTTACAGGACACCGTGGCCCAGCTCGCAACGAGTCGGGATGCTCTGAAAGATCGTGTAAGTGAGCTAGAGGACAAGGATTCCATGACTTGTCCGTCGTGGGCTAGGGAAGCCGTTGCCGCAGCTGTGGCCCATAAGTTAATGGACACGCCCGACGGCGCTAGTTACGACGTTTACCGTTTGTTGACGATTATCCATCGTGCCGGATTCATTAAAAACTAAGGGGGCTATACTATGTTTGAAATGGGAACCGTTGTCGCTGTTATTATTGCGTTGGGTGAGCTGATTAAACGTCAGGAATACGTGACTGCGAAGTACATTCCGATTATTACGATGTGCCTAGGGATTCTCGCCGGAATCGTTTATATTCCGCATGTGACTATTGCTGAAGGTATAATGAACGGCGTTATAGCGGGGTTGACGTCGAACGGCGTCTATAGCCTTGGTAAAGGGATCCTGACAGCGGGCAAAGATAAAACGAGTTGACACGTCTGTAGTCCACTGGTAATATATAGTTATAGTCATACTCTATATGAGTGTGTTGATTGAAACATACCAGTGAACAAAGAGAGTCCCTTTCGAGGGGCTTTCTTTTTTTTCTCTAAGCACTTTAACGCTTTAATGTACATATGTACAAAACACGACTTTTGTGTATATGTACATCTTTACATATAAAAAAAGCACATCCCGTTAAGGATATGCTTTCATTCTACCTATTAATTTGGTACATGTAAGCCGGAAGCAGCCCATAAATTCAGCAAGTAAAAGACGAGAAGGATTCCAATTATAATTCCAAGTATGCTTAGGATTTTCTTTTTCATTTATTAGTTAAACACCCAGCCGTCGAGATTGCCGTATTTATTGCCATATACGGTAAAATTGTTTGTGGCTACTACTAGCCCAAACTTAGGATGCACGAACGAAGTCGTAAAGACCGATCTTTGCGTTGCAAGACCGCTTGAGTTAACATATCCCTTGTCGTCCTTTACGTCCATACGACCCATCGGAACCCAATACTTGTCCACTACACCGCCACCGTTAAGAACCTCCGTAACTCGCTGAGTGGACGGCGTACCTTCCACTCGATACTCCACCCGCTCCCGCACTTGGACAACTTCAATACCCATAATGGTAGATGTAGCGCGTTGTTGTACGGCATAGTCTTTCGCTTGGGGAGATACTACCCGGCTAGGAGTAACGGTCTGCTCCGTTCTTACCGTTATGTCTCCCCCATTTAGCGAGATCTTGTCGTCCCCTTTGCTCGTAGCGATTGCGTTCGTGATCGTTTTAATTACTTCGGGATCGTTAATATACTTGATGAATTTTTCTTGGTCTGATTGAGACATATCGGAGAATTTCTGTGCTGCATCTTCCGCACCCTCCTGCCCTTTTAACCAAGATATGTAGTCAGTGGGCGTGTTAATTTCTGTTTGTTGGACGGACTGCTGGTTAACTTCGACGTCCGTAGCTGGCGCAGCTAAGGCCGCTGCTGGAGCTAATGCTGTAAGAGATAAAACACCCGTTAGTATTACCGCTGTTTTCTTCATCTTCAACAACTTAAAACACTCCTTTTTTGGTTTAATAGGTATTACTTATCCATTGTACCACATAAAAAGGAACAATTTGTATTTTTCTATCAACAAAATGGAAAATGATGCTTTAGATCTACTAAAAATAAAAAACCCCCTCCATTGTGGAAGGGGTTCGAACTGAACCTAGCTATTCATACCATGATTATTAAGATTGTAGAAGCTATTCATGCCGTGGTTGTATGGTTGGTAAGTTGTTTCTGAACCTGTAGGAACGATCACGCTACCCAGAAAAAACAATGCTATTGCCATCATACAAAACGCCTTTTTCATTTTGTAACATCCTTTCTAGTATGTTCTTGTTCAATGCGTCATACTCCCCTGCCTGTTCAGCTGAGGCTTTCCCTCTGAATGCAACATATAACGCATTTAACTTTTTATAACCTGTGTCGTCTCTTAGTTTATCACTTATACGCAAACCTTTGTTCACGATATTTAATGCATTAAAATATTTCCCAGTTTTAAAACGGTACAAAGCCATAAAGTAAAGATGATCTATATAATATCGTATGTTGACGTCTGTTTCATATTCCCCATCCAAAGCGTCGAGATCCGCTGAAAACTCCTCTAAAGCCCAATCAACGTTATGGTTATGTGCTAAAGCGGCTTCAAGAATTGTTATAACTCCCGGTAACAGCTCCTCTTCCTCGCATTCGTGAATAAACTTGACATACTCAGGCAGCACGTCAAATTTACCGTCTAAGAGATCAAGTACGTATGTATTTGCCGAAGCAATCATCTTGAAGTGTGCAACATCTTTATCTCCTTCGTCGTCTAGCCCGTTAATCCAACCAAGTTCAGCGTATTTTTCTACGCAGTCCCTCGCCTCGGCGTGTTTGCCCATCTTTTGTAGAGCTATCCCTTTAGCTGTCATACTGAAACCAAAATAATATGCGACGCTTCTTTCCAGATTGCTACCGCTTTTTGGTTTTCCTTGTGCTTGCTCATATTGATTATTATCGTAGTGCTTGCGAATCGTGGAGTATAATTTGTCCGCAACATATATCATTGTTTGCCATTCTTCAACGCTATACGCCGCTCGTAACATATCTGCCAAGCTGTCGATATCTGTAATTGATTCTAAAACGGACTTATCAAACATAAACGTGGCTACCTCCTGATTACATTTTTAACCAGTCTATAACATATTTGGACGACGGTCAATTACTTAGTTACGTTAGATTATATTTTTGCAACGAAGGTATCGTCATAGGCTAACGTGGGATTTTGAGCCACATTCATATAACTATATATACGGGAAAAATGCAAAGGGGATCCGCGCAATGTCGAGGGTCGCCTCATTTGTCGTTCTCAAAGCGTCACAAACTCCCCTCCCCCTCTATATTTGATGGTTGATTGGAGGGATAAAAAAGCGATGGGCGACAAAAACGAAATGTTTTCCGTGGAAGTGAACAAATCGTACAACGTGTTAAATCAAGAATGGCAGTCAGAGATCTATTTCAAAATCTATCTATCTATGTTTAAGTCCGGCCTCGTTCGCGAGCTGGGATCGGATCGTTTTGCTGTACTACTAGCGATAGCGTCGTTTATGGACGAATCCGGAAAATGCTACCCGACACAGGAGCAAATCGCCGAAACGCTGGGGATCTCTCGGACGACAGCAAATAAACGTATAAATTCATTGCTTGAGTTCCGCTGGAACGGTCGTCCCATTATCGAGCGACAGAAAGTGCGTTTCAAGTCGTCACCGAACGAGAACAGCGTTTATACAGTCCTCCCTCTCTCCCAGCTGGCAATATTCAGCGGTGAGATCGAGGCGGTGGACGCGGATCCGGATCCAACCAAAGAGGCGCGGCGAAAGAGCGCCGTCGATGAACGTAGGCAGCTGGTGGCCTACTTTATCGAAAAGTACCGTGAGACATATTCCGCGACGTTCGGGGTTAACTGGGGCCGCGATATGGGACATGCTCGCCGGATCCTCACGAGCCGAACGATTGAAGAAGCTAAACAGCTGCTTGACGTCGTGTTCGATGAGTACGGCGACCGCTGGGCCACTCGGGATTATCCTCGACCGTCTCTCGGTCAGGTGGCCTCATGGCTAGGTGAGAAGGCCGCTCAGATTGTCGCAGAACGCGCCGAACAGGTTTCCCGGTACGACGAGCAGCCGACGACTCCCGAAGCCGCTAACGCGCTTGTAGCGCTTCTGTCAGGGGGTGCGACGGGGTGACGTTAGAAAAAGTCTGTATGCTGGCGGGCCAGTGCAAGAAAGCCGGGGATCCGGATCATTGTAATGACTTGTGCTACCCCTATTTGAAAATGCACGGGGAAAGCGGTAAAGGCGGGATCCTGGGACTTGCTGACGTTCCCTCTGACTACTCTCGGCAGCTGGCCTCCTCCCTCCCCTTCAAAGCGGAGAATCCGGAGGCATTCGCCATTGTGGAAGCCTACTGCAAGAACATAATCGAGAACGTGGACAAGGGTGTCGGGTTTTACTTCTACTCGATTCCCAACCGGGATAATCCGAAGGGAACCGGGACAGGTAAGACGACAGCGAGTGCGGCGATCATCAATGAGTATGTTGTGTCTCGTGTTGTCCAACAGATGAAGCAGCTTCGAACGATTGACAAACGGCCTGCGCTGTTCGTCAGGGCAAGCAAGTTTCAAAACGTGTTTAACTCTCAATTCCGAGGGACTCCGGATATGCAGCAGGACGCAAGCCGGAAATATTACGGACTCAAGGAAAATATGATCTCCGTCGATCTGCTGGTCATCGACGATATCGGCGTCCGGGAAGCGACTCCGGCGTTTTTGTCGGAAATGTTCGAGATCATCGACGAACGCAGCTCCGAACGTAGAGCAACGATTTTCAGCTCTAACGTTCCCCTCTCCGATCTGCATAAGCTGCTGGACGAGCGAATCGCCTCCCGTATTGACGGGATGACAGCTCAGATCTCATTTTCCGGAAAAGACAACAGGAAGGGCGGTATGTTCGCGTGATAGAGGCACAGCTTTTATCCAAGGTAATAGACGAAAACAAGTTTTATGAGCTGGCGCGGTATAACATTGGAGCCGCCGATTTCCCGACGTATGCTCCGGTCTATGAGTTTATCGAGGGCTATGTACAGGAGAGTCGGGGCGATGTTCCCGATTACCGAACCGTTGCTGCGAAATTTCCGGATTTCGATTATATGCCGGAGGTTACAGACGGCTTTCGTTATCTGGCTTCACGAGCTAAGGACGCTACAGCGAAACGGAAAGCGTTCGAACTGCTCCAGCACGAAGCGCCGAAGAAATTTAAGGAGCTGGGCGGCGCTAAGTTCTCCGCGTGGCTATTCGAGCAGACGGAGCGGATCAAACGTCAAGCAGAGTTGCAGACGGATCTCGGCGTCAACTACGCAACGAACGGCGAGCAGCGCAAAGAGTGGTACCGGGACTCGAAGGAAAAGCGGTCATTCTCCTATATCCCTGCCCCCTATGCGTCCCTGACGAAAGCTCTCGGCGGTGGGTTCGAGCGCGGCGATGGAACGCTCCTTATGGCGTATACCAACCGGGGCAAGTCGTGGATCGCGACAGATATCGGGCGCACCGCATGGCGGGCCGGATTCGGCGTCCTACACTACTCCCCGGAGCTATCACAGCGTCAACAATCGTTTCGGATCGACACAATCGACGGGCAATTTAATAACGTCAACCTACGACGTGGGCAGCTGGAAAACGAGGAGGATTATTTCTCCTATCTGGATGACTTCACGCCAGACAAGGGACATGCCCCATATATTGTTAAAACGATGGAAGATCTCCCGAACGGCCTTTCCCTCGACGTGATCGAGGCGGATCTCCAGATGTTTGAGGGTATCGCGATGGTTATCATTGATGGCTTTAACCTGATGGATCATGGACGCGGAGGCCGGGACGCTATGACGCAGACAAGCCGTAAAATGCGCCAGCTATGGGGCCGACATATGGTCGCTGGGATCGTTGTACACCAAACGCCTACCGCAGCCGAGCGCGATAAAGGCGCCAATGATGACGGTGAGCGCCTTGTCTCCCCGCCTAAGTTGACGGATTACTCCGAGACTGTCGCAGTTATCCAAGATAACGCGAATGTACTTACGTTCGATCAGGCGCAGGGCATCGGAAGAATCAGCATCGAAAAAGCTCGTGAGCCAAGCGTAGGACAGGTTATCGAACTGGTATGTAATTTCAATTTAGGCGTGATTCAGGAGCCGGACGTTACTTCAAATTTTTAGGGTTAGCAAAATATTAGCCAAAACATCGAAGAAAAAAAGCATAAAAAACGCGATCACATGTTCCCCTAAAAGCAGAACAAAATGTATAATAAATAAGTCAATTAGAAGGTGAGAGTTTTGTCGAACAATGTAACAATTCGCGGTCGAACAGTTAGTGTTGACATTGAGCGCGAGCTGGAGCTATTCGACTGGAATCAAAAGTCAATTCGCGGTGGAAAGCTACTCGCTTGCTCCCCATTCCGTAAAGGTGGTAGGGAACGGCATCCCTCTTTTGCTGTCCGTCTGGACAACGGCGTTTGGATTGACTCAGGCGCTAATGAGGATGGATGGCGACAAGGCTCGTTTATACGGCTGCTTGCTGCTCTACGGCAGGAGGAAGAATCTGAAACCGAGGAATATCTCCTCTCTCTCTACGATGCTAGTTATGCCGATATTGATAACTTGGAGCTGGATCCGAATTTACAAATAGTCGACGACTATAAGGAGATTCTTCTCCCCTCTCCCCTGCTCGTCCCGTTTAGGTTCCGACATCCTTATTTAGAGGGGCGCGGGATCGACGAGAAAACGCAACGGCTCTTTAATATCGGGTATGACCGGGATTCCAAGGCGATAACCATCCCATGGCATAACCGAGCTGGTGCGCTTGTTAATATCAAATTTCGCAGCGTAAAAGAAAAGAAGTTTTGGTATTACCAAGGCGGCGACAAGATCTCAAACCATGTTTACGGTCTGGATCTCATTGTTTCCCGCCAAATTAAACGCGTCTACATTACTGAGGCGGAAATTGACTGTATGTACTTGTGGGCGAACGGCCTCCCCGCCGTCGCTATAGGTGGATCCAGTCTCTCCCTCTCGCAACGCGAAAATCTCCTTAGATCAGGTATCAGTGAGTTGGTAATCGCAACCGACAACGATCCCGCAGGAGAAAAAGCCGGAGAACGGATCGCAGCCGCTCTCTCCGGATGGGTTGATCTGTATAAACTCGTTATCCCCCACGGCTATAAAGACGTGAACGAGTTGTCACCGCAGGAGTTAAACACCGTCAACGCGAGCATAATCCCTTTCCCGTATTCATTCGTGTAAGGCGGTGGCATTATTACAGAAAACCTCCCCTCTCCCGGCTGGCGAATAATATTTTTAAAGTTTATTCGTCACCGTGTCACAAATGAAGAAGCACCTCGCTATTTGATCCTTGAGAACAGGACAAATATGCGAGAGGCGGAATTATGACGTGGCACAACTTAATAATGAACTAATCAATGAGCTGTCGGTTATGTTTGCAAAGACAAAATCCGGGGAAGTTTTCACGGATTTACTGGAGCAGCTTCGGCCCATGATTTTCAATGAAGCGATAAAGGCCGAGCGACGTTACGGACTTGATAGAAACGAAATGATTTCGGAGTACACCGAAGACGTATGGCAAGCTGTTAACAGCGATGCAGCATTAAAATTCGATGGAACGAGTAACTTTGCCCAGCGATTTCACACATTTTTTAAAAAGTCCTTGGTGGACAAGCTTCGATATTACGGCTGTGAAAAACGTTCCGCGATGAGTACCGTTTCTATGGATAATATGCTCCGGCCCACTCATGAGATGGACGAGGCATTCAGAGATTTACACTTTACCGAAATAGGGCTAACTCCCCAAAAACTGACGCTTGAGGATGAGCTTATCGGTAGTGATTGGGTAAACGAAACGCTCGCCGGATTTCGCAGATCCAACGAGCGTGACGGTTTAATTATTCAACTGATTTATGACGGTTACGAAAACGACGAAGTTGCTCAGGCGCTAGGTTCCCCAACCTATAGCCAAAACATCCGACAGGTCGTGAGCCGTGCAAAAGCTAAGTTTAAAAAGTTTATCGAAAACCAAAATCCCCTATCTGCATGAGTCCCCACTCACGCAGTAAATAAAACCTAAAGGAGCTAAACTCAATGAGCATTATCACTAATCGAGGTAAAGCGGCGGCTGAATCCGCCAACAAAAAACAAATCGACTACAAAAAATTATTCATCAAACTAAAGGACGGTGAATCCGTCCGAGTACGTATCCCCTCCGCTGAGGAGTACGTCGAATACATGGCGCACGGTTCTTTCGACTTGGGTATCTATACCCAACCTTGCATATTACCTATTGGATCCCGTTGCGCTTATGATGAGTTGGTTCGTTATATTAATGACGATCTCGGTGTTACAAAGGACGATAAAGATCATCCTCTCCAACCCTTCCGCGCTTTATACGCGAAAAAGCGGTATCTATTCGCCTTTTTCGATCTGGACGAGCAGATGATCCGTCTCTTTGACGCAACGAAGGATCAAGCTAACGGCCTAATCGCCTCTATCGAGGAATACGCTGAAAGCATTAATGAGCTTGCGTTTACGTTCAAAAGAACCGGAGACAAGTCAGCTACTACTTATACGCTTTCCCCCATTCTTAAATTAAAGGATGCGGATAAAGAAAAATTTGAGGCGTTCACTGGTGGAGTCGACGAGAAATTATACGAAGAAGCGCTGATGCCTAGAACGTTCGCTCAGCAGATCGAGGAGCTACAAAAGGCGGGCCTCCCTGCTGATATCGTTGAAACGTTGTTCGGCGACGCTTTAGAAGAAGATGCGAAGCCTATTGACGAAGATCCGGAAGATCCGTCAAAAGATTTTTAATACCAATTTATGTTGCACTTATAAGAGTGCTGCCCCCAACTTAATAATCCCCGTCACAAATCGCCTTACGTCTCGCTATTGGAGCCGTGAGGTGATTTTTTATGACTACCAATGAAAGCATGTCGCTAGAGCCTGATTACTCTTTACCCAATGAATATGATACAGAATCGGCGAAGAAAGCGCAAAGGAAAAAAGCCGCTGTCAAGTATATTCCATCGTGGGAAGAAATTTGGATAACAGGCTGGGATGTGCAAGGAAAACACAAAAACGGGATTTTTCAAATGTCGATATCAGACCCGGATCGCGCTCGTCTACATGAGGTTAAACTTGCGCTTGAATCCGGGGAGATCGCTCGCCTCCCTGAGAAGGCAGGAAAGCCAATAACAAAGACGGAAGCGCTGGCATTATTCCCGTTGTTACAGGAATCCAAAAAAGAGCGAATCCTCGCGGATATGGTCGCGAACAAGCCGGACAATTACGTCATTGTGACGACGGAGGAACAGTTCGAGCATTTCCTGAGCCTCCTCCGTACCGAAGCCATAACCGCACTCGATACCGAGACGAACGGCCTCGATAAGCACGGAGCGAGCCGGATCGTTGGTCTGTCGGTCACGTTGCCTATTGCGGATATGCATTTCTATATTCCGCTGGCGCATAAAACGGATAAACCGCAGCTCAACCGGGAATACGTCCTCGAACGTATGCGGACATGGCTGGAAGACTGGCGAGCGCGGAAGGTTCTTCATAACGCTCCCTTTGATGCTCACATGTTTAGTCAGCACGGGATCAAGCTACGGGGGATACATGCCGATACTCGCGTCGCGCAGAAGATCCTTAACGAAAACGAGGAAAGCGCAGCGCTCAAGAACCTATCTAACAAATACGGTTATCTGTTTGGCTATGAGGCGGACTCGTACCCTTACGAAGATCTGTTCGGCAAGAATACACCGTTTGACGAGGTAGATTACATTGTCGGCGGGATCTATGCTGCAAAGGATACCCATTTGACGTGGCTTCTATACGAGTGGCAGCGGACGCATTTCGACCGACTTCCGGGCGTCCGGTACGTGTACGACATGATCGAAAATCCGCTGATCGACGTCCGGATCACGATGGAGCGAACCGGGTTTCTGATTGATCTCGATTTCTCGCAGGAGTTTGGCGCTCAGCTTGATTCCGAAATTTCCTCCCTTCTCTCTCAAATGCGAGACGCGTTCGAAGTGGATGAGGAGTTTAATTTCGAGTCACCGCAGCAGCTCGCCGCGCTCCTGTACGATGAGCTGAAACTGACGGACAAGAAAAATCGCTCGGTTGATGCTGGAGCGCTCAAGTTCATCCAGCGAGAACATGCAGGGATTCCGCTCATTCTCGAATACCGGGAAAAGAAAAAGCTGTACGGAACGTATGTCGAGGCTTTACCAAAGCTTGTCAACGCTGACGGACGTCTCCGGGGCGAGTTCGATCAGGTCGGAACCGTAACCGGACGTTTCAGCAGCAAGGAGCCTAATCTCCAAAACCTCCCGCCGGAAGGACGTAAGTTGATTATTACGCCGAAAGGCTGGATCCTTCTCGGATCCGACTTCTCGCAGATCGAGCCTCGTGTCCTCGCTCATATATCGAAGGACAAGAAGCTCCAGCAGATCTATAAGGACGGTAAAGACTTATACTCGCAGCTGGCGGCGGACGTGTTCAAGCTACCTATCGAGCAATGTCTCGACGGGGTAAAGCCTCCGGGCTGGAAGAAGGAGCCGCGTAAGATGATGAAAACGGGGCTGCTCGCGGTTATGTACGGTATCTCGATGTACTCGCTCCGGGAGTCTCTCGGCATGGATACAGTACAGGACGCGCAGGACTTCATTAACGATTTTTACGCGACATATCCGGATGTATATCGTTGGGTTAAGTCGATTCATGAGCTGGTCAAAAATCAGGAGTTTGTCGAGACGTTATACGGACGCAAACGTCGATTCCCTGGTCACAAGGAAAAGGCGATCATTTACGATCAGTGCGCGGCGGAGATCTGCGAGCTGCTCGGCGTGGACGAGCTTCCCCTGAGCGTTTGGGAGGGCGATATCCTACGTAAGAAACAAGGACTGGATCCGCTCCTCCCCTACCAGCTGAAACGCCGTTTTCAGGACGTTAAGGGCGACGTTGAGCGCGTTCGTCGTATGGCGGTTAACGCCGTCATCCAAGGGACAGCGGCGGATATTATGAAGCTTGCTCTTATTGAGCTGCACAAATACACACAAGCCAAAGGCTGGAACGTAGCGGGAACGGTACATGACGAGGCTCTCTCCGAAGTACCGGAAACGATCACGCTCGCCGAGGTCGAAGAAATGGAATCGCTCATGACTGGCGTTGTGCAGCTGGACGTACCGCTCAAATGCGATACGGACATTTTCAAGCGCTGGGGTGAGCCGATTCATAAAAACGAATGGTTTAAGGAGGCGGTCGTTTGAGTTTAGTTAACCGAGCCGGGGCAAAGCGTCTCCGGCAGCAAGTACAGTCCGACCGAGGGGGCGGGCGTGAGCAGGATCTCAAAAAGGGAATCATAGATCATTTTAACGAGTTGCACTCCGTCAATTTTTGGACAGACAAGGAGATCGAGAAGCAGATCATTGACGACGAGCTGAAAGATCTTGACTCTTCATTCGCAGATGTGGGCCTCAAGGACGGCATAATTATGTTTTCCCCTTCCTCTGCTTCTAAATGCGAGCGAGAGCTGTTCCTAAAAGCTACAAAGGCGAAGAAAGACACTGTAACCATGTATCCCTATCAGCGTCGTTGGACACGCAATTCTACGGCTGTCCACAGGGCAGTACAGAAGGATCTCATGTATGCCGAGAAGGTGCTCAAGGATCCGCTATTTACTGTCGAGCGTACCGAGGATGGGCGTCCAGCATGGGAGAAGAACATCGCTCATGTCGTGCAGCTTGAGCATAGAGGCATTCCGTTCCAACTTTACGGAATGATGGACGGTATTCTCCGGTACTCGCCTGATGGATCCCGGATCGGGTTCGAGTTTAAGACGAAAAGCACGACAATAGCGGCTGTCGGCGACTACAAGATGCGGGAAGCGACTCCCGATCACGTCACGCAATGTACAGCCTACTCCCTGCTATTCGGCGTGGATGAGTTCCTCATCACATATGAATCTGTCGCTAAGGACAGTTGGATGAAAGGGGCGGACGCTAGGCCGGATATGAAGGCGTTTTATGTACATGTGACTGAGGAGGATCGTCTCCGGCTGCTGGACAAGTTCGCCGATGTTGCAGAGCAGTTCTACGATGGTGAGATCCCCGCTCCGGACTTCTCTAAATGCATATTTTGCCCGTTCAAGACACGTTGTAAGGAGGTCGGTGTCTGATGGAGACAGAGCAGCAGAAACGGGACTCCCTGCTCGGCTGGCTGGACAGGCGGCTAGAATGGCCCGACATGACAATCCCGATCAGCGTCCGAGCGTTTCGCTCTATGTGGCTGAAAGAGTTCGGAACTGAGGCAAATATCCCGGAATGGATAAAGCAGAAAGCGACCCAAAAGTATCAGGCGTATATCGAGAGGGAGGCAGCGCTATGTCATCCAGAAACGTGACTGCTCGTCAGTACCTCGGGCTTGACGTGTCGCTCACTAAAACCGGATGGGCGGTTCTCCGCCTTTCTCCGGGCGATGAGCGGCCTCAGATCGTCGAATACGGGCTTATCAAGTCCACCGCCAAGCTGAGCGACGGGGAGCGGCTACGGCAGGTATTTGAGGGCATACAGAGCGTCCTAGCGCGTTACCCTGATTTAGAACGTCAAATCTCGCGTGAGGGCGGTATCGTTCGCTTTAACCTAGCGACCAAGCAGATATTTAAGGCGCACGGTGTAACAGAGTACGCTCTCCACGATTGGGAGATCCGCGACGTCAATATTCAGACGGTCAAGGCGTGGGCGCGGCGGGTAACAGGCTCGCCGGGGAAACGTAACGACAAGGATATGATCGCCGAGGCACTACGGATATACTTTGATGATCCTGATTTACAATTTAATAAGGGCGGGGACGAGGCGGACGCTGTGGCGGTCGTGATCTCGTACCTCGTGTCGGAGGGGCTTGTCGCTGCATAGCGATAGCCCTTTTTTTTATTTTGGTACTAAATATAGTTGCATTATGTAACTGAATATGGTACTATTATATTTGTAAGGAGGTGGTACTGATGGCGTCAGTCGAAAAAATAATAGATAAAATGAGGCGCCAGCCGAGGAATATCAGTTACGCCGAGGCGGTGAAGGTCTTAAACCATTACGGATACGACCTAAAGCGTAAAGGAGCAACGTCTCATAGAGTGTACGCTGACGATAACGGCGATGTGTTCGTTTTAAAAGACACAAACCCGTTAAAGATATCGTACATAACGGAAATCCTGGAGAGACTGGTCGGGGAGGAATAACTCCCCCACCGCTTTCCTATACCATAAATAAAACCAAACGAAGGACGTGAGGAAATGGCGAAAGCTACGCTCAAGAACAAAGGAGATCGTCCCTCCAGTTTGGATAAGGGCATTGATTACTACATGAGTCTGCCGTATCCAATCGAGGTACAACTCATCAATGACGAATCCGGATCCTATTATTTCGCTAAGGTTCCCGATCTTCCCGGATGCCACACTGACGGGCCGACTGCTGCCGAGGCGGTCGCGGAATTGGAGATAGTAAAACGGGATTATCTGGAGGTTAAACTCGAAATAGGCGCGGATATTCCGGAGCCGGGGGCGCTACCCTCGGGGACAACCAACGTCAGAATGCCTCGAACTCTGCACGGGCAACTAATTAAAGACGCTGAGCGTGAAAAGGTGTCGCTCAATGCGTTAATTGTTTATAGGCTGACGCAACAAACAAAAGAACAATCCGGCGTATACAAGTAAGTATATAAAAGAACGGCTCTCGCTATGGCGAGGGCTATTTTTTTTGTTGTGTTAAAAGGTGTTACGTGCTACAATAAGGAGGAAGGTTGCGCTACGTTACACAATTCGCGTTTAAATTACTCCCCATACTACATAATACTACGAAATAACTCCCCAATTCGACGTTTTTTATGCTTGCAAAAGGTGTTACTGGGTGTTAAATTGAAATAAATAACACAAAAAGGTGTAAAAAGGAGTTGTTAAAGTTGGCGATAAACAAGAAAGTAAACCGTATTGTCGGGTTTGAGGCTGCAAATTCATATGTAAAATACAGAACGGTGGACGCTTCGGACGTCTATTTTAATAGTTTGTGGCGGATTCCAGAGGTCGGGTATGAAGCTGCGATACTAGGCGGGGAGGATTCACCAAACATTTTCGGAATAGATGGTGAGAATTTCTATGCTGGAACACGTCGGAAAGGTTATATGACGAGCAGTAGCCGGGATATGGAGCGGTATTCGTCCGATGAATATCGTAGGGAATCCCTTATTGCGTTGGCTCACGTTGCTAATCCGGGTGAGGCTTTAAGTGTGGTTACAGCGATTCCCGGTGATCATTACAATAATAAGGATGAAGTGGAGCGTATTATCACGGAGACGCTTCGAGGTAAAACTGGTGTCGTTAATATGGAGGTCAACGCTGAACCGCTATCCTTTGGTATTCTTAAAGTTAAGACGCTGCTGCAACCCGCCGCGACTGTAATCGGAGTTGCACTCGATGAAAAGGGAAATGTCCGAAAAGGGTATGAGAGCCTGACCACAAACGAAAAGATTGTAATTGACATCGGATGGGGTACGACGGATATCGCGATCATGGACGGTATGACCGTAATCAAGGCGGTTACGGTTGAAAAAAGTATGATGAACGCCTATGAGCGTATAGACGAGAAGCTCAAGCGTGATAACCCTGAGTTACGGTCTATGAATTACAAGCTTTTCGATCTTGAGAAGGATCTCCGCGAAGGGGATGTTTTCGAGAAAGGCGGCAAGAGCTACAAGTGCGCTGATATAAAGGCTGCGGCTTTCGAGTGGGTAGCGGGCGAAATGATGACCGAAATAGCCAATATAGTTAAGTTAAAAGATGCTGACGCGGCGATCTACACCGGAGGGGGCGTCATTCCCTTACGATCCTATTTAAAACGATATACTGACGGCGTTAACGCGATGCTCGTAGATGATCCGCAGGGAGCGAATGCCCGCGGCTGCTACGTGTACGGCGTAGCTATGAAATAAGGAGGCGGAGCATATGGCAACAGACAACAAAGGTAGAGAATACACGCCGTTAAACGTCCGGATATACGAGGACGAGGATCCGGATCTCATAAAGTATCTGGAGGGTAAACCTAAAACGTGGCTTGTTAAAGAGGCGCTCCGGTTCTACCGGGACAATAAGGATCGTCCGCAGCCAGTAGCGACGCCGCTAGAATCAGACGAAGATAGCACCCCAAGCGGTAAGGGGCTGCTGGGAGGGCTATAAGTGGATGACAATCGCTATATAGATAGGCGCTTTAGGGTCATCATAAAAGACGACAGCGAGTACCACGGTTGCGTGGGCATTATTACGGGCGATTGGTTCGACGACAACGGCGAGCAAGTCGGATGGATTCTGGAAGTTATGGACGATGACGCCGTTCATAAAGTTTACGGAAGTGATGTAACATTTTACGGCTAGTGTACGGAGGGCTGGGGGATGAAGAAAGGCGAGCGGATGTCCGAGGAACACCGTTTGAAAATCATTGAATCTCTTACAGGAAGAACTGTGAGTCAACAAACGCGGGATAAAATTAGCAAAAGTAAAAAAGGAGTTCCTCGAAAACCTGAACATATTGAACATCATCGCAAAATGATGATCGGACTCAAAAAGGGGATACCTCTATCAGACAAGCACCGTCAGAGTCTACGTGAGGCGAAAAAGAAATTACTCGCAGATCCGGAGCGTGGGAAAAAATTTAGGGAGCATCTTCGGGCTATATCCCCGCATAAAATGCCTGACGCGGTTTGGTCAGATGAAAGCATGGCGTTGCGTCGAGGCGAGAACCACGGAATGGCTAAGCTGACATGGGATAAAGTGGATGAAATACGGCATATGCATGAGAACATGGGTATGTCTAATCCGCAAATACATCGAATTGTGAAACAAACGCATGATGTAACTTTGTCTACGATAAAACAGGTAACGAGTTATAGAAATTGGAATCCAGAAAAACGTCCTAAATAATGTAAGTGAAGGGGGTACAGTATGATCGTCTGGACGGATGAAACGAGCTATTCGCAGGGGGAACGGGGGAAAGCAGAGCCTCGAACATGGCGGGCCAAAGTAGGCGCGTATTATGTAATCATCACGCGGCACATACATAGTCCGGGCGTGTGGTTGTGGCGCTCCGATTCCTTAGACGGTGAGCTGCGAGAACTTGATAGTAAGGATATAGAGGCGGCAAAGGACGAGGTTCTCAAAAAAGTGCGTTTAACTCTTAGCAGTACCGCTCATAGGGTTGCCGATGCGCTGACCGCTCTATATGATGACCAGCAAGAAAAGGCCGAGAATAAGCTTCACTAAATCGCTGAATGGGAAGTGTGCCTTAAAATGAAATGGATTAGTGTATGTTGTGGAGCGAAAAAAGAATGCTCCAAAGCGTTGATAATTATTACACCATGTCCAGTCTGTGGTAAAAAGGGCTATTTCACAGAACAATCCAATAAAAAATCAAATTGACTATGTATATTGTCTAAGGCAGTCGGGAAAATTCCGGCTGTCTTTTTTGCTATACCAGCATGTCACACGCGCGTTCAGCTCCCTATATTAAAGGTCGACTACTAACCTGTCGAAGAAGGGAGGGCTATTTGTGCTTATCGTATATGCAACACGGACGGGAAATACTCGAAGATTCCTATCAAAGACGGGATTCCGAACGCAGCCTATTGAGGCCGGAGACGTAACAGAACCGTTCATCCTTGCTACCTACACAGATGGGGAGGGTGAAGTACCCGAAAGGGTGTGGAGCTTTCTCGAAACCAACTCTAAGCAGCTGGTAGGGGTCGCGGCGGGAGGATCTCGAAATTTCGGTCAGTGGTTTGGTCGTGCAGCTGATGAGATAGCAGCAGAATATGACGTTCCCGTTATTCACAGGTTCGAGCTGAGCGGTACGCCGTCAGACGTCGAGACATTTAAAAAGGGAGTGGGAACGCTTGTCAAACTATATCAATCTGAACAATGAGGTCATGATCCGGAAAGATGGATTTTACCAACTGGATAAAGACCGGGAGGCCGTGGCTGAATACCTGAAAGAAGTCAACGAGAAAAGCCTCCATTTTAGCAACGCTGTCGAACGTATTCGATATATGGTCAGTGAGGGTTATTACTATCCGGAAGTTTTAGAGGAGTACACCGAGGAGCAGATCGAGGCGATCCATCGTCAGGCCAACGTCGCAGGATTGACGTTCGCGTCCTATATGGCAGCGTCCAAGTTCTATAAAGACTACGCGCTCAAGACTCGCGACAAAAAGACATATCTCGAAACCTACCCGCAGCGTCTCGCTATTGTAGCGCTACACTTAGGCCGGGGGAATTTCCAGACCGCTCAAGAGCTGCTATGGGGGTATATTAACGGATTCCAGCCAGCGACACCAACGTTTTTAAATGCAGGGAAGGCGCGTCGTGGTGAGTTTGTCTCGTGCTTCCTGCTGGAGCTGGACGATTCGCTCAACTCCATCGGACACAATTACAATACAGCGATGCAGCTCTCCAAGATCGGCGGGGGCGTGGCGCTCAACCTGTCTAAGCTTCGAGGCCGGGGAGAAACGATCAAAGAGGAGCAGGACGCAGCCAAAGGCGCGATGCCTGTCGCTAAGCAACTGGAATATGCGTTTAGTTACGCGGATCAGATGGGGCAGCGTAAAGGGGCCGGGGCAGTCTATTACAATATTTTCGGATGGGACGTCGAGGAGATCCTCGATTCCAAGAAGATCAACGCAGACGAGGCTATCCGTCTTAAATCGCTGTCGGTCGGCCTTATTGTTCCTGACAAATTTATCGAACTGGCAACTAAGAATGAGCCGTACTACGTGTTCGCTCCGCATACGGTTTATACAGAATATGGCGTCCATCTTGACGATATGGATCTTGACGAAATGTATGAGCAGTTGGTCGTGAATCCTAACGTCAGAAAGCGGCAGCTCGACGCTAGGGACATGCTGACCAAGATCGCTATCACACAAATCGAGAGCGGGTATCCGTACATTATGTTCAAGGATAACGCTAACCGCGATCACGCGCTCCGTGCGTTGGGCCAAATCAAAATGTCCAACTTATGTACGGAAATCTTTCAGCTGCAACAAGCGAGCGTTATAAACGATTACGGCGTCGATGACGAGATCAATCTCGACATTTCCTGTAATCTCGGGTCAGTGAACATCGTTACAGCTATGGCCTCCGGGGATCTCCGCCGTGTCGTACACGCGGGTATGGATAGTCTGACGGCTGTCTCTGATATGACGAGCATCGCGAACGCTCCATCCGTGCGTAAGGCTAACGATCTTATGCATAGCGTTGGGCTGGGAGCTATGAATCTACAGGGCTACCTCGTTAAAAATAAGATTTCGTATCAGAGCAGCCTCGGACGTGAGTTTGCAGATGCATTTTTCATGGCGATGAATTTCTATTCGCTTGAGCGCTCGATGATGATCGCTAGAGAGCGCGGAGGCACGTTCCACGGGTTTGAAAAATCAGACTACTACACCGGAGTTTATTTCCGTCAGTACCTCGAAAATGATTTCCGTCCGAAGTCCGCAAAGGTCGCGGGTCTGTTTGAGGGGATGCACGTTCCGGGGCCGGAGGATTGGGCGCAGCTTATGAAAGACGTTCGTAAGTACGGGGTATGGCATTCCTACCGGATGGCGGTTGCCCCAACGCAATCTATCAGCTACGTGCAGAACGCCACCAGCTCCGTCCTGCCGATTGTGGATCTTGTAGAAACGAGAACTTACGCGAATAGTACGACCTATTATCCGGCGCCATTCCTTGCGCCTGAGAATCAGATCAGCTATACGACGGCCTTTAATATGGATCAGTTCCGGATTATTGATATGGTGGCGACAATTCAGCAGCACGTCGACCAAGGGATCTCTACAATCCTTTTCGTAGACAGCAATACGCCAACAAATCAGCTTGTCCGTTATTATCTGTACGCACATCGCAAAGGGCTGAAAAGCCTGTACTACACTCGAAATAAATTACTGAGCGCCGACGAATGTACGTCGTGTGCGGTCTAAGGGAGGGCTAAAGCATGAATAAACCGATGAAAGCCGTGAACTGGAACCGTCCAGACGATTCATTCTCCGCTGAATTTTTCGACCGGAATTTTATGCAGATCTGGACAGAGGACGAGGTACCGCTCGCTGACGATATTGGGAGCTGGTCACAGCTGACGCCAGAGCAGCAAACGACCTATAAGCGGGTACTCGGGGGATTGACGTTCCTTGATACCGAGCAGGGGGCCGAGGGAATGCCTCTCATTTCGTTACATGTAGAGAGCAGCCAACAAAAGGCCGTTCTCGGCATTATGGGGATGATGGAGCATATCCACGCTCGGAGCTATTCCAGTATTTTCACGACGTTAATATCGACCGAGCAGATCGACGAGGTTTTCGAGTGGGTGGAGAAAAATCCACAGCTCCAATATAAGGGGCAATATATCGCCGCATATTACCAAAATATCGAGTCAAAGCTTGATCTTTACCTCGCGATGGTCGCCTCCGTGTTCTTGGAGTCGGCACTGTTCTACTCCGGATTTTATTACCCGCTGCTACTTGCGGGCCACGGTCAAATGGTCGCGAGCGGCGAAGTTATTTCGTTGATCTTGAGAGACGAGGCGATCCACGGTCAGTATGTGGGGACGCTCGCTCAGGGGATTTATGAGAAGCTGACGCCAGAAGATCAGGTATACGCTGATATCGAAGTCAAGCAGATGATTAAAGATCTATACGCTAACGAGGCGAAATACACCGAGGATCTATATTCCGATATCGGACTCGTGGACGATGTTCTCGCGTTTCTACGTTATAACTTCAATCGGGCGATGATGAACCTTGGACGTGATGCAGCATTTCCGGAGGAGCCGATTAACTCCGTCGTTATGAATGGGATCAGCACTCACACGAAAAATCACGACTTTTTCAGTACGAAGGGTAACGGCTATATCCGTACCGTGAACATTGTTAAGCTCACGGACGAGGATTTCCTGTTTCATGAGTTAGGGGATGTTGTAATCCGAACAATTTCTTGACCAGGAATAATGGCCAACTTTTCAAACACGAATAAATACGTTGGACCAGCGCTAAAAATGTTCGCTTTTAGAGGGGGAGAAATCCTCCTCTATTTTTTTTTGAATTTAGTTGTCACAACGGATTGCCTACCTCGTTATTTGAACGATGAATAAAGCAAACAAGGAGGCCGCAAGGTGAGCAAACATTTTAGAACGGTCAACCGACTGCACAAAAAGTCAGAGAATGCGGTCAGCTCTTTTCTAACAATCGAGGAGGAGCTGCAAGCCAGTAACGAGGCTCTCGACCAAGTGATTGACGAGCTGGAACAGGAAATGAGCCGGATCTCCGACCTATGGAATCAGGCTAAGTTAAGAAAACAACAAAACGCCGAGATCGCCGAAAGGCTCTCCGGACTAATCAGGGGGTAACGAAAATGAGTAAATTGACAAACGTAGTAATGGAAAATGTGGTATTGGAAGGCGCAGTATATGAGCTTATGTACGGACGTCCTCAAGTTGGGGATATTCTCCAAATTACGTGCCGCAGATCATATTTGACGCAAGGCGGGTTTTACAAAGTAGTAGCTATTAACCGCGAAGGGGTTCCAGTGATTAAGGATGACGACGACGACGATATGACGATAGCTAACGCTGACCACTATGTCATTTATAAAAAACCACTACAAAAGGGCGACTATGCAATCGTTACAGCTTACGACAGTTCAATGACAACAGGCATCACTAGAGGCGCAGTCGTTAAGATCTTGAGAACAGACGGAAGTAACCGACCTTATCAAGCTAGTGGAGTGTCTGCTAACGGTGTGGATCCCGATAAGGGCGGTTGGTTCACTAAGGCGCAGCTGGTACGTGCTACCGAGGCCGAGATTAAGGCAGCGACACAAAAATTTCAAAATGGTGATTACGTTCGAGTGACGTCTTGTACAGGGGAGCATATGACCGACGTCCGTGTAGGCCAATATGCGCTAGTCCTTCAGGGGAAAGTCGACTCAGACGGCGAGGTAAAAATTAAAACTCTCGCCGGAAAAATTGGATATGGCACACCGGAGCAATTCGAGAAGGTGTCTGAGGAGGAGGCGCTAAAAGCGCATAAATGGGAGAGAATCGGTCGAAGCGTTGACGAATATAAGGTCGGTGACGTGATTCAGATCGCGCAGTATCAGGGGGGGAGTCCTGTCGGAACGGTGGCGATCATTCGGGATATATTATCCGACCGTGTTTGTTACACCTCCGGTCGTACAAATGAGGAACGGTTTATAGCCCGCTTCGATGCAATCCGCTTGATCGCGCCAGTAGCGGCCCGCTTCGACCAACAGGGGGCATAAATTAATGATCGTTCAGCTTAAAAAGTTGTTTGACGCAGCAGTCACCCCGCAGCGAGCTACAGATCTCGCGAGCGGGTTCGACCTTCACGCGTTCGACGTTGTGCCTCCGGAGAACGTATTGGATCCAACAAGGGAAACATTCCGGCACTATATCCTGAATCCGGGAGAACGCGTTCTCGTCCGGACAGGAATCGCGGTCGGCCTACCTGTCGGTATGGAGGCACAGGTCAGACCACGCTCAGGACTGGCGCTCAGGGATGGAGTCACCGTCCTGAATACGCCGGGGACGGTCGACGCAGATTACACCGGAGACGTCGGCGTTATCCTTATTAATCACGGCACTAAGCCATTTCATATTTTCAGAGGCGACCGGATCGCACAGCTCGTTTTTGCTCCGGTTCACCACGATATCCAATTTAAAGAAACTACTGCTCTGACCGCTACAGAACGCGGATCAGGCGGGTACGGTCATACAGGAAAGGGAGAAATCAGATGAACATCACAACTAAGGGGATTAGAAAAATCGCAATTAGCGCGGCTGTCGGGCTGGTCGTACTGGTAGGGGGTTGCGGCAGTTTTACAGTCGTACCCTACGGAAATGTAGGGGTGACGAAAACTTTCGGTAAGCTGGGCGATACAACGCTCTCTGAGGGCCTACAGTGGAAAATCCCTTTTGTGGAATCGGTCATTGAGGTTAACGTGCAGGTACAGAAAGCAGCGGTCACAGCGTCCGCAGTATCTAAGGACATGCAGCCGATCACAACAAAGGTCAGCGTTAACTATAGCGTAGATAGAGCAGCGGCTAACAACTTATTACAAAACGTCGGTACAGCGTATGAGGAGAAGATCATCGCGCCAAACATTCAGGAGGTCATCAAGGCCGTAACCGCGCGTTACTCAGCTGAGCAGCTTATCAATAAGCGGGATATTGTATCCAGTGAGATCCGCGAGGCGATGGTAACTCGGATGAAGCCTTATGGCTTGGACGTTGTTGCGATTAACACAACAGATCTGCATTTCTCGGAAGCTTTCAACGCTTCTATCGAGGCCAAACAGGTAGCAGCGCAAAAAGCGCTACAGGCTGAGAACGATCTCCGCCGTGTTCAGGTCGAGGCCGAGCAGAAAGTCGCTCAAGCAAGAGCCGAAGCTGAGGCCCTCAAGCTGAAAAAACAGGAGATCACGCCGGAGCTGGTGCAGCTGAAACAGATCGAAGTACAGGAGCAAGCTCTCCAAAAATGGGACGGTAAGCTTCCAACTGTATCAGGTGGCGCAACCCCGTTTATTGATCTCGGGGCGGTGACTAAGTAATGACAACGCCGATCATCGTCGGGAACCAATGGAGCAGCGAGGACGGGATTTATTCCGATTTCCGCGTCGAGCCGTCCGAGGGCGTCGATATCCTGCTCGGATACTACGATTGCGAGGATTACTCCGGCGAGGCGTTCGTCCTGTTCCGGAAAGACGGGCAGCTGTTCGAAGTTAACGGCTCACACTGTTCATGTTATGGCCTTGAGGATCAATGGAATCCGGAAGAAACAAACGTCGAAGTTCTCCGCCATCGTTTGACGGTGGGGAGCATGGGCCGAAACAACGATAACGACAATCTATATGCGGACGAGCTGCTCGCACTAATCGAATTACTATAAACCAAAACAAATAATAAGGGAGCTAAAATCATATGCCTATTCTTGGATTATCTACAGAAAGTAATGAGGTTACATTCTCGGGAACTGTCGCCGAGCTTATCGAATTTGCTAAAGGGATGCAGAGTAAAAAAGAAGCCACGACGACGCCTATTCCGCCTCATGTCGGTACTCAGTCTGGGAGGTTCAACCGCCGCGCTATGATGACGGCTCGCGAGCGTCTTGTCGAGGATGCAGCGACCGACGTCCGCCGTCAGTCCGCAATTGTTGAGCGTTTCCGTGAGAGTGTAGAGTTTCACGTCAATGCAGAAAAGGGAACCGTCGTCGCGCTGGTTAAAGGCCGCAGCGGGCGCGTAGTTCATCGGGGAATCGCTAAGACAGCGCCGGGGGATGTGTTTAATGCTTCTATCGGACGAGCGATTGCCCTCCGTCGTGCGATGGGTAAGTATATCCCTCGACAACTGATGAACGCACCACAGCCGGAAGGTGTTAAGGCTGGAGATATCGTCGAGTACATCAACAGCTGGGACGGTTTCGGTACAACCGCGTATGCCAAACGCATTCGCGTTGTCCAGTCGGGTACTGCTGTCCAAGGTCTAACAGCACAAGAAGGATCTATTATCGCCACGAGAGGAAAACTGGTCGATGATAGTCGGGAAGTGATCGAATGAAGGTAACGTTAATCGCTCATACGAAAATAAACGAAAATTTTCAGACAGACCTACGGCGTAAGGGGATTTTTATCTCCGACGCCGGGGGCTACAACGAACGCCAAGCGGTCGCGCTGACGGCGATCCGGACATGTTACTCCGCGAATAAGCCGTCCGAGATCGTGGCGCTGGAAGGTATGAAATACTTCGGGCATCCCGCGTCTGACGGGCAAGGCGGCTCCGACGCTGACCGACTGTTCCGGCACATTACGGGATCCGGTCACACGTCCACGCTGGAGCATATAACGTATACGTTCGCAGTAGAAGGCGTCTCCCGCTCGCTGCTGGCGCAGCTGACGCGCCATCGTCAGGCCAGCTTTTCGGTACAGTCTCAACGATATGTACGTCTAGGATCCGAAGACAGATCCGGAGGTATGCGTTATGTGACGCCTCCAAGTGTCCTCAAAGCGAATAAGTTTGTTAAGACGAATTTCGATGCTCAAGAGGTGGAAGCCTCTGCCGGATTTATATTCGCGCAAGCTATGCAATCGGCCCAACGTACCTATGACGAGTTACGAGAGGCGGGAGTCCCTCCAGAAGATGCGCGTTTCGTATTGCCAAACGCTGCGAGCTGCAATCTCGTGATGACGCTCAATCTCCGGGCACTCCTTGAATTCTACGGAAAACGACAGAAGGGTAAAGGTGCTCAATGGGAGATATCCGACTTTGCCGATCAGCTCAGAGCCGAAGTCGTGAAGATTGATCCGTGGCTTGATCAGTATTTCGGAGGGGGCGCAGTCGCATGATTACATTATCGAGCGGGGATCTGAGAGTAATCGCGATCAAGAAAAAGACGCAAGCTATTTTATACAGGGACGTGCAGCAGGGCGATACAATCCGTTTTAGTATGCCAATGGACGGATACTGGAATTACGCCTCCCATGTCCGGATTGATAACGTCACTCAGGGAACAAGCACTCATAAAACGCTGGCGAAGGCGGCGCAAGGCGTCACATGTTTTGAGGTTGAGCCAGCTTAATAACTAGAGGCAGGAGGAGAAGCTTATCCAATGGTTATTATGGATCCTTATCGTGATTCACTCGGCTGCTGCCGAGGGATCCGCTGGGGTTCCTATAAACGTCGGAACGGCCTCTCAGCCCCACGCGATGGATTTCGTATCACAGCAGAAGACCGTAAAAGCAGAGCAGCCAAAGAAGCAGAACGTGCCAAAGAAGCCCGTAGCGGCAAAAGAGCCAAAGAAGCAGAAAAAGGCGACAGTCCATAAGAAGGCGAAAAGCAAAAGGGAAATATATAACGTTACCGCGTACTCGCTAGGGGACGGCTACACACCGTCACACGGCGTTACAGCAAGCGGGGAACGTGTGCAACAGGGCCGCACGATTGCCTGTCCGCGTAAGCTACCATTCGGCACGGAGGTATATATCCCGTCGCTTAATCATACTTACGTTTGCACGGATCGCGGTGGGGCCATAAAGTCCGGACATTTGGACGTGTATTTTAAGAGCGTATCCGACGCCGAGAAGTTCGGCAGACAGTGGATAGAGGTCGAAGTTAGACAAAAGTAAAAGAGGAGTCCGGTGAAAATTCCCGGCTCCTCTTTCTTATTCCTCTACAACAAAATCAAGGATATCTGATATGCTTTTCAGATTTAAAACTGTAGCTATCTTTGTTAAATGTTCCATATTTATACTACTCTGTTTTAATCGCACCATTTCAGTAATGCTGTTTGGTCTGAGTCCTGTTAGCTCCGCGAGCTGGCCCTGAGTCATAGGTAAATAATCATCCTGAGCATATGTAGTTAATTTGTTGTACTCGTCTATGTGGATGAAACGCACGATTTCAAGCGGATTAACGTCCCGAACGTCGGTTTCGCCATTCTTACGACGTTGCTCGGCCTCCTGCTGCTGCTGGCGGAATAAATTGTAACTTGTTGTATGCACGTAGTAGCTCTTTAGTAGGTCTTTGAGCTTCGACTTTATGGTTATTTTTCCGTCGGGAGTTATCATACCTTCTCGTCTCCTTATATCTGATTAACGCTATATTGATATTTTAAACTCTGTCTTGTATAATTGCAAGTATCCAACGAAACGGCTAAAAAAATAGCCGATTGGGTAAATTTGTTTGTCGAATCTAGGCAATTCGTGATAGAATTGTCGAAAAGTGGTTCTAAGGAATCATAAAAAATGTAAATTGACAACCTTATAAGGGGGACATTTTAACCATGTCAACATCCACCGCAACCAATCAAACCTTTCCCAAATGGAAGATTGAGCTTGCGTCCATCATCCTTGAAAAAGGTTCATTTCCTGATGGACAAGTAACATCCGATATTAAAGCGTTTGCCGCCGCGCATGGAACAACTTTCCCAGCGGTGCGTACGGCATATTACGCGTATACGAAAGAAATTCCTGATGACTTATTGCGAGAGATTACAGAATCGAATGTAAAGGACCAAACTGTACATACGGGTGATTCTAGTCCCCAAGTACCAAACGTAACACCGGAACCAAGCGAGGACTCAGCTGGTGCGGAAGATCCGACTAATGAGCAGCAAGAAACATTACCAGATACAAGTAAAAAAGAACCGGACGTTTTGGATCTTTATCCTATTGGTACCGTTGTAGAGGTAGAGGTAACGAATGTAATTCGCCACGGTGCCGTTGTAGTTACAACAGACGAGAATAAGCAGGAAGGGTTTATCTTTGTTGGAAATATTACAAACGGATACGTAACTGACATTAATAAGTATTTTCGTTTTGGGGATGTCGTACGGGCGCAGGTGCTCAAGTACGACGAGGACAAGGGACAGCTCACGTTGTCGACGAAAAACCTCCCCCTCAAGGAGCATGGTGTAACGGGGCTGGGTGATAATTGGAAGCCGGAACCTATTAACACTTTATCAAAAGGTCAGGATCAGCTCGAAGCTCTCAAAAAGGAGCTTATCGCAAAACAGGAAGCAGCTGCTACAGTTGCCACAGTCACGAAGACAGAACCTTCTAGGCCGGAGGTATCTCTTTTAGATACCGTCCAAAAAGGGGAATTAGACGATATTAAAGGGTTTGTAAAAAGTGTCATTGGGTATGACCCATCGACAGCAGCAATTGAAGCGTTCCTGTCACTATTCACCATGCACGGCGTTTTTAAAACGTCTATTGCAATGGCAAAAGTAGCTGAGACGTTCGAGGTTGACCTCGGGCTGTTACTGGCTGAAAGGGTGAGGGATTCTCTCGGAAACACTCCCTCATGAGGGGGTACGCTATGAGGCAACTCGGCACCTATTACAGAGATTAGCCGAGCGAACAGACTATGACATAGTAAACCCCCGGTACGACGTGGATCTCCTAGTACGCAGTGGTAAAGTCATCTTTGAGGGAGCACGTTTCCGACTGGTACAGCTCGACAATTTCATTTTTCCTTGCATACAACGACACGTAAAGGGAAAAGGCTGGTCAAAAAAGAATTACCGTGTAAAAACGGTACTCCTTCAAGAATGGGTTTTACCTCGTTTACAAAAATTAATAGTAAAATATAAACAAGAGACGGGCTAAAACCCGTCTTTTTCTATACGCTGTTATAGTTGACTAAATATCAGAATATCGTTAAAATGTTAACCATAGATCATACAATATACAGCGAAACGGGGATTTTTACCAATGCTTGAGGAGTTGCAAAGGGACTATTTATCCATAAGGGATAAGCTGGAAAAAATGATAGATAAGTATAATGTTATAGCTGACCAAATAGCGTTGAAATATGATACAGAAGATGAAGAAGAATTTGAAAAGATGTGTGACGAGCAAGAGGAAAAGCGCGAGGAAATGGGTATATCTCCGGTTGAGGACGAACTGTATAGGGTAGAAAATTTATTACTAAAAGAATTTGAAAATTATTGTATGACTTCTATAGATACGCTATCAGCTTTACATACGCAGCCGCAGCCTAATAAAGAAGGGTTAAAAGAGGTATTTACAGAAGCTACACGAAACTATCGAACGAGAAAGTTACTCATAGAATTAGCCTTAAAAGCAGAAGAATGAGAGTCGGCTCCCCTCCGGCTCTTTTTTTTGTGTAAATTCGCATAACAACGCTTGACATGATATCAGAATAACGATATACTGATATTAATCAAAATACATAAAAAGGGATTGGAGAGTAATAAAACCATGAATAAGACAGACGACTCCGTGATAATTGATCTTGCAGCATACAGAGCTGCACGGGAAGCACAGAAGGCAGCTGAAAAGTCCGTAGTAGGCGATATAGATACGTTTGTCCGGGATGTTTTGCCCAACCTCAGTTGGAAGGAAGTAGACTCGTTGTTCGAACGTCTCGACGAGGAGGCACGTCTCCAGATATCTAAGATTGTTCTTCGAGATATGGAAAAACGTTGATTTAACGCTTGACCAAATATCGGAATAGCGTTATAATGATATATGTAAGCGAAACACTTACTAATATTATTTAGGAGGACGTAAGAATGAAGAAGGACGAACAGGTCGACATCGCTTTCAAGTTTGTGAACGAGAGCAATCGACGCGTGATCGAACGGGACGAACCGGAGATCGTTCCCGAAACGCCGGAGGAAAGGAAGGAACGCGATAATGCTTATATCGTGTTCGCACTGGTCGCCGGACTGATGATCGGTACAATGTTCGCCGTCGGGCTGCTACGCTGGTTGTCACTTTACAACTAAGCAAGACCCGATGTAAGGGGGCGCTTCGGCGCTCCTGACCTACTACATAATGGAGGTACTTATATGAGTAAGTTAAGATCCTATAAAGGCTTTAAGATTAAAGAAACGATAGAGGATTCAACGGGCGATGCCCTGTTCATGATATATACAGCGGAAGAATATTCCTACGGCGAAGGATTACGTACAGCCGAGTGGGAAGCGGGATCACTTGAGGAAGCAAAACAATTTATTGATTCATATTAAATAGCTGGAGGTAATCGCATGACAAAGCCAAATAAAGAAGAAAGAGCTTTAATCGCAATGGTTATTCGGGAAAAGGGGTATAAGAATGTCAAAGGTGTCGAAAAAATCAATGCTGTTACGTTTAAAGCAGAGGCGACGAGACGCTTGGGAAAAACAGTACATTATGGACTAATCGTACAGGTTAGGCCAGAAGGATACAACGTTGGTGTGGATTATGCCTACTCATAACCGCCTATCTATAAGCTTATATAAAAACCTTCAGGACGCCGATAGGCGTCTTTTTTGTTGCCCTATGACCTGAGTCACAGATCGCCCTCTCTCTCGTTATTTGATCTTTGAAACAGATAGGAGGGCGATCATGCTAAACCACAATACTAAAATAGCGCTATGCGGCGGCGCACGATCCGGAAAGGATACAGTCGCGGAATACCTGGTACTAAACCACAATTTTACACGCTTTGCGTTTGGGGATGAGTTGAAACGCCTGTATCATGAGATTTTCGGTCATCGAGTTAACGGCAAAGATAGGGAAGGATATCAATGGTTTGGGCAAGCAATGCGAGACCGAGAGCCTAATATATGGGTTAGAAAGTGCTTTGAGGCGATTGAGTTAGAGGAACAGAGATTTAACCGGAAAGCCTGTCAGGTGGAGGTCGAAGGAAAAATATTGTTCCATTTACCAGCGAACCCACTTCGAACGGTTATATCGGATCTACGCCAGCCAAACGAGTACGCAGCGTTGAGAGAACAGGGGTACGTCATCGTTCGAGTCGATTCCAGTCCAGAAGACCGTATAAGACGTGCAGAGGCGTCCGGGGATGTATTCCGTCCGGAAGATATGCAGCACGACACAGAGAGCCATTACGCTAGTTTCATAGTAGATTACGAGATATGTAACGATGGATCAGTAGAGCAGCTTTATGAGCAGACAGAACGGGTCTACGCCGCTATTACAGGGGGTGCAGCTCGTGGGATCCGTTAAAGTTGATCTATCCAAGGGGGAGAAACGTCTCGAAACGTTGTACCCACTGTCCACGCCGGAGGGAGTCCGGGCGCTGCTGGATAACATCCATCACGTAAGAGCTGGGAGGTTCACTCGTGGGGACTATGACGCCGTAATACTGCTCATTGACTTTTACGCCGCTGTCGAAGGGGCCAAGCTGACTGAGCGCCAAGGTGAAGTAGTATATTACTCATACGTGAAGGATCTCCGTCAGGATGAGATCGCCGATATTCTAGGAATCAGTCAACAAGGCGTAAGCGATCACCTTAACGCTGCTGTGCGGAAAATCTCCTCTTATATTCAGGCCAGAGAGGAGGGAAAACATGAGTAACGTTACAACGATTTATGCCGGAAGATTCACAGGGGACTATAAGACAGCATTCGCGGCGGCGGTGTATGAGCTGCTGGCAGTTCAGGACATGCCCGTTAATTTCCGGATCTCTGCTGTCGAGGTTCTGACCGAGGCATACTATGAGCAAACCGGGGAACGACCTAGCACGGAAATGTTGTCGCTTTTGGCAGATTTCATCCTTCGCGATGATCTGAGCGACCGGGATCCGGACAAGGTAACAAAGAAGGAATACCCCTTTTTGTCCAAAGATCAGATCAAGACACGCGGCGGACGCGAGTTCGCATCGGACAACATGGCCCGGTATACTTCGGACATAAAGCACAAGTTAAACGGTAAACGGGCGAGTATATCGCGTGAATGTGTAGGGAGAGCGTAAAGGGGGAGGGCTTGACTCTCCTTTTTCGTGCTTAATTGTCTTGCTATTATGAATTTTGTACCCTATGAATAATTCACAATAGGTAAAACAAAACCAACCGTATCAAAGGAGGTCAAGCTCGCAGCCTTTACAGCCAGCTCGGAGAGAGGTACAGAATGCACCGTTTAATTCCGAGTGGCCATAATAGGGATTAGTTCGCTAGAGCCTTCTTGTTCTATACTGGCGAACAACTTGTCCGCTCTCAGTATCAAAGTGAATGAGCCAGTATTTCATACTATACGGGTAATTCTCAGTCATTTTCACAGCCTCGTCTTTTGTGAAACGGTGGGCTTCCCGCACGTCTTCCGTGTACTCCAAAACAAAATGCTCAAACGACCGTATGTACGAGATTTTTCTCCCGTACTTTACCCCTACTACGTAATGCAACTCAATCATGAAAACTCCTCCTCCGTTGATTTTGCTCGCTTACAAATAACAGAATATCGTTATTATGATATTGTGTCAAGCGTATTTAATACAGATAGGGGGGAGTTTCCCAGTTCTTAGATGGTTACAGTAAGTAGAAGAGTATGCTATAATGAGGAAGTAAGTTCGCTGTTAGGACTTTACCGTCCTCCGTTTCGCTTACACGTTCACGGCAGCGAACACACGCAAAAAAGGGATCCTCTCTCCGGGGGATCCCTTTTGTCTACTCTATGATATTGAAACGGTATGGATCCAGCTCGCCGACATATTCGAGGTAGACATAAACCTCAGCCGGGAAGACCTGCGCGAGCTTTCGCTTACTGACAAGATCACAACTACCGAGTAAATCAAACAGTTTCCGCGTTCTGCTCCCGATCCTCGGATTATCGTAACGCTCAACGACAGGCTCACCGTTTACTAAGGAAACTGTCAACTCTCCGTGGTACCATTTAAGAAATTCCGCATAATCCCGCCGCGCTGCTGCAATCTCTTTCGCTTTAACATCTATCATACGTTTAACGCTTGTACAGCAAAGAACATCGCCCAAACGAAAATACCGACATTCATCCATGCAAGTGTACGCCATTTTCTGCCACGTTTAAACTGGTTAATTGCACCAGTTGCGCTAACTGTAGCATAAAAGACGTAAGCAGCGGCGAGAACCCATTCAGTGGCTTTTGCCCATTGAGGAGCGATGACGGGTAATGCTATGTTTATAATTGAAATAGCTGTAACAGCGATAAGCATTCCCCAAAGAAACGTCAAAGCGCGGCGATGCTTATTTCTCTCTGCCCTAAACGCCTCCTCCGCTAGTTCCTTCTCCAGCTTCACCAACTCGCCGAGCAGCGCAGTACAATGATACGCGGAGTCCTCGGTAACTTTGCCCTCCATATGTTGGAGACGTTCCCGCAGATGTAACACGCGTTCTGTTTTAAAGTTTTTTTCGTCCGACGTCATTTGTGCCATTTTCCTCCTTAAATTCGCTTACATAAATAAGTATATAGCGTTATTCCGATTTTTACAATGTAATAAGGTCGCGGGTACTTGTGGAATGGGGTACATAGAAAGCTATAGGGTAGAAGGGTTTAAAACAAGGATGAAAGAGAGGTTTATTATGAATATCTCGGATAAAATCAATCAACGCCGTAGACAGTTTCTTGTCCATTCGTTTCTATTCTACGAGCTGGGAGAGGCTATCGTCCCGGACGCAGATTTTGACCGCTGGGCGCGAGAGCTTATCGAATTGCAGCGTGATAATCTGGATCTGTCCGCAGCTTTGCCGTTTCATGAGTTGACAGCTGCGCTTGACACGTCCGTAAGTGCGGAGGCGATGGGGATCCGAGGGGAAGATTATCCACTGAGTATTAAGTCGGCAGCTCTCCACGTCTTACATCGTCATAAGAAGTCGAAAGCGAGTTATGAGACGTTCGCGAAGAAATACGGGTACGCTTTACTATGAAAAAAGACCCAGCCTGTAAGTGCGGACATGGGTCGTTGAATAAAAGTTAAAAGGCCGAACCTAGCGACAGGTATTCGGCCTTTTTTCGTCGCTATCGGTAAAGAGCAACGAGTTATTAAGTTAAATATATCATATCATGTAACTATAGCTATGTAAAGGCATGTTAAAACCGCCGACGGCCTTTCCCAACCATCGGCGGCAGCTAGGAGGAAAAAGAACTATTGTCTTTTTATCCACCGCCAACCAGTCCCATTATAACATGGGTATTTTTGCTAATCAATCGATTTCGACATTCTACGACAAAAAAATAATTCGGGTAGTTCTTACGTCCTATAAAACTCAGCCTGTAAGTGCGGGCAAGAGCTTTACTGTTCGCATAAACAAGAACATCACCGATAGCAATCAACTGACAAAGCTAATCATTCTCAATTTCTTGAGATATGATACCCAGCCTATCACAAAGTTAAACCGTTTGCAACGGGGTTCATCATAATATCACGCTGGTTTTTTATTCCTGCTTGTGGGCCGATCTTGTAGCAGATAGCGAAATACACCTGTCACAAACAAGTTGCCGTATCTATATTTAAGGGTGTATCAAACATGATCCGCTTTCGAGCTAATCCTGTTCTCAAAACGGAAAGGGAGGAAAAAGAGATTGTTTAAAAATATTATGCGTTGGGCTTTATATGCTATTTTTATTTTGGTAGTTTCGAATATTATAACCGATACAGTAGTAGAAGCCACCGAACCAATTATCGGACACTTAGGCGGGCGTCTTGCAGCGCTATTCGTATTCTTGGTAATGGTAGAAAGACGTATGTTTGAAAAAGCCTGGTACTGGATAACAGCACCTAAAGGCGAACATTAAACGTCTGCCGGCAGCTCATAAACGGAGTAAAATCCGAACATTAACGCCGAGGACGGAGGTTCACGCTGGGGAGCGTGGATCTCTTTTCTCTATCAGAAAGGAATGAGGCTGTGATCCCGGTCGGAGCGTTTGTTTACGTGGACTGTGCGTGTGGGCAACACTTGGTTAATCTTCGAGGCAAAGAGTGGGAATCGCCATCAACTGGATTCTACCAATGTAACGATTGCGGAAGGCCCTTAATTTGTCGGGGCGATGATGGAACGTTTTACTACGTGGGTGAACGTGTATTCAGTTAGGAGGGAAGTATCATGAGTAAATTGACGCCAAATGAACGTCAGGAGCTTGAGCAGCTACGCTCTGAACGAGCTTATACACTGGAGCAGCTGCAAGCCGTCAAGGAAGAAAATGAGCGTTTGAAACGCCATGCTGAGGTTATGGCAAATCGTATAGACATGTGGACACGAGTAGGGGGCTGATAAAGCCTCTATTTTATTGTTGACTTTATATCGGAATATCGTTATACTGTTATATAAGGACGAAAAAAAAACGGAGGTAACGAGTATGAGCGAATTAAATCCACAAGAAATTTTTATTAAGAATGTACTAAACGTAGATGTAGACGGATTGAAACATAAAAATAGGTACGTTGTGCGGGCTATGTATAACGTAAGACAGGAAGACGAGAGCGGAGTCTGGTACAAAATAGTACAGAGGGTTATAGAGGATCTCACTCTAACATGGGACGAGATAGAAGAAGAAGGCGGCGTATGTGAGATAAATAAGCAACTTAAAGAGTGCTATAACGTTTGACGCGGTGGCGCGTAGGGGGCTGAGAAATCAGTCTCTTTTTTTATTTTTAACGGTTCTAATATACTTTAATGAACTAAAGCTATGTTTAAATCTTTAACACTAACAAGAACTAAATATATAAACGTCTATAACGGTTCTATTAATAAAGATCTTTATAGACAGTGTTTAAATTCTTTACATAGGTGAGCCTGTCACAACTGTCGATGCTTCTCGCTATTGAACGGTGTAAGAACCAAAAATAACGAGGAGGATTTTTAACATGGAATTGAAAGAGAAATTGGTTATCTTGACGGCGTTGGTGTTGGCTACTACACAGGACGGAAAAGAGCCTAACGAGGAAGAAGTAAAAGTTATTCATGACGGTATTGGAAAAGTCTACGGTATCAACATGGATGATCCGCAAATCGGAGATCTGTTCGCTGCTACTATGGCGACAATTGATCTGACTACTCGCACAATGGAGCTGAAAGAGCAGTATCTTGCTGCGTTTAAAGCTGAGGCTGCTTCTGAATGAGTACGCTTGTAGCGTCTCCAGCACCGGAAGACGATGACCGTTTGCTGGCCCGTCTTTATACGGGGGAATACATTGTATGTCGTGATGAGTTAGAAAAGTTGTTTGTATCGGAGGTTACGCAGAGTGCGAAATGTTTTAATTTTGGCAGCTTTAACGGATCTACTACAGAATGACTTTGACGTTACGGTACCGGATGATTCAGAGATCCTTAGCATCATACAGGCCGGACTCGTCAAGAACTATCATGTTGAGGATTCCGAGCTGTTATCCGCAGATCTGAAAAGCGATATAGAGGAGCTACAGGCTGAATTTCTCGTTAGAGCAAGGGCTGATATCGGATGTTGATCGCTGCTGTAGCTATCTTGCTATTGTACATTTACGTAGCGTTCAGCTTTGAGATTCCGAAAGACTGGAGTTCCATAGCACGGTTGTTTACGAGGTTGTTCTGGCTACCAATAGTTATATTCATACTTTTTATTTTATGGATCGGTAATAAACGTTGAGAGGAGCTGGTTATATGTTTTGGGCATTCGTAGGAGGAGCAGCTTTCGGAGTCTTGGGCCTTTTAGTGCTGCTGGCGAGTAATTATGAGTTGGTTGATCGCAGAAAATGATCTGGCTTGAAATTGCTGCTGACATTCTGGATATCGTTTTCTGCACATGGATAGAACGAAAAAGTCGTAAGAAATCCGGCAAAAAGTAGGCCGTTTTTCAACGCCGTTTGCTGCATGGACTGACATCCACGGTAAGCGGCGTTTTTAACAGACTTATATAGTAGGAAAATTTTCGATCCTAGAAGGGAGGTGACGAAAAATGACCGAAAAAAATACCTTGAGTGCGCCTCAGAGACGAGCTGCTGAAATATTAGCAACTGACGATCAAAACGAGTATAATATGTCTGAGGTAGCTGAGGAAGTTGGCGTTTCAGAGCGTACTTTATACCGTTGGCGTCAGGATCCCGCTTTTATAGCGTACCGTAACGAAGTTGCAGATAGAGCGATGGAGAGTTTCATATCCGATGCGTATCTCTATTTACGCCGTATAGCGTCTCAGGGCCTCAGCCAGAAAGACCAGCTGAAAGCAATCGAATTATTCCTTAAAAATCGAGGCAAATTGCAGGACGTTACCAAGATCGACCAAACGATCACCGATAATCGTTCCGATGCTGCAATCGAGGCCGAGATCGAACGCCTCAGAGAACAGCTCGGGGAGGTATAATCGAATGTATAATCGTTGCATACCCGGGAGATCATTAAAATAAGGGAGGCGTATATTTTACCAGTAAGTATATGGTAATAACGCCCGGAAACCGCGCCACTAAAGGCATATACAGAATATACGATTGGAAATGTATATACACTGTATAGGGACATTTTATACACCGTCCCATAAAGCCTATAGTGGCGCGGTTTTTTGGGGCATACATCTACACAAAACGCGTATTTTGTGAACATGTATGTGTATAATCTATGAATATATCTTTACATAAAGGGAGTGGTATATATAGTCTTATACTTATAATAAATATAAATATGTGTATGCCCTCTCTACCCTGATACTTTAGTTAATTAAAGAAAAAAAGAAAGGGGTGCCGGACGGGGGGCCGGGGGGCTAAAAAACCAACACTAGGCGTCAAAAAAATACGCGTAGTAAATTTTAAAACTAGCTGGTAACGTCTTCCATTTAATAGAGTGCCGGACTCCATCCACGATTTCCGACGTAGTTTACCAGTTTACCGTAAAACCTTATTAAATCAATGGTTTACCGGGTTTACTTGGTTTACCATGTATGATATGATGGAAATAGATTACAAGGCAACGACGTATTGGAACAAATTATACAATAAGTATATGGGGGCGGAGCTGTGAGCGAGGAGAAGGGGAAGCGTGGGCCGAAAGCGTATAAAGTTTTCGATCACGTTAGAGAAAAGGTCGAGGAGCTGTTTAAACAATCCGGCATCGAGTATGAGGGAGACTTCCTCGAACAGATGGCGTCAGTCTATGAAATGAATCAGCTCAAGACGGGGGTCGGTGCTGGCTATCAAAAGCAGATCACCACAGTAGAATACCACGTAAAAAGTATTGTCGATTCTTTTATATCGTTGATCCAGACCGAGACGGCGGATCGTTTACAGCTCGCAGAAGGCTACGAGGAAACCATCGGGCAACGTTCAGCCGAAATCTCAGCGCAACAAGACGAAATCCGTGATCTGGCGGAGCAGCTGCGTCAAGCCGATAAAGATGAGGCCGAGCTGAGAAAGCAGCTCAGTGAACAGTCTGTACTTATAGAGACATTGCAAAAATCCTCGTCAAAAGACGAGCAAATCCTCGCTGAGAACAAGGAGCGGATCGACCGTCTGTCAAAACTGCTTTCAGATAACACGGAAAAAGTTAACCAAGCCGAGCAGTTAGAACAGCGGTTTACCGAGTTGACCGAGTTAACCGAGAATCAAGCGAAGCAACTTGCAGAAGCGCAGGAAGCCGCAGAAGCCGCCGAGAAGCATTTTAGCGATGAACTGGCCCGTAATGAGGCCCTATACGTGGAAAGACTGGAGCGGGCCGCTGAAAAGGCCGCAATCGAACAGCAAAAGGCAATCCTCGACGTTCGTCAGTCCTTACTCGAACAGCACGAGAAAGAGCGAGCTGAGCTGCTGGCCTCAATTCAGAAGGCAGACCGTGAGCATAACGAGGAGCTGCGTAAACTCTACGCTGAAATGGATAAGCTACGTCAGCAGCTCGCAGCTCCTCAACAAGTAAGAGCGGCAAGAAAGCCGAAAGGCGGCGGGGAAAGTGAATGATCGCCATATGATTATACGGGAAAGTGACGACAATCATCGGCATGAGTGGGACTTTTCTGTACATGTGAACTCAAAGGGGATCATCGTTTCCCTGTCTCAATACCGCCTTTATACAAGGGAGACACGGCGGCACAAATTTAAGGCCGCGCGGAATAACGCATATGATCGTGTTTTTAAAAATGGGAACTTAATGGGGCTTACGGACGTCCCGTTTCCCGACGACGTAATCGAAGAAGTTCGGCAACGGGTGCAGGAATCTATTATAATACAAACAGATGAATAGTAGAGAAGGGGGAACGACCTGTGATGTACGTAGTTGGCAATATAGAAATTCACCACGTAGAAGGTAAATGGGCTACTCGTCCGGTAGGGTCTGAATTTGAGCCAGCTCCCGGCGATCCTGCCACGATATTACGTTTCGTGTTGGCATGTTATGAACAGGCTGAGCGTAATATCGACACCTTTAGCGAATTGCTGATGCAAGCATACCGAGACGCCGAAGAATCCGAAAGGGCTTTAAAGAGTGGAGAAGCAGAAAAAGCCGATCACATTCAAGGCGGGTTCTGAAGCACTTGATAATATGATGGCTGACCTTCGATATGGACGAGCCACGCCAGAGGAAACCATCGAACGTATCCGGGGCGCTCGGTTGGTGTTTCGCACCATTATGCAGTATGCTGATTACGATCCGGAGATAAAGGATCTTATCGGTAAAGAGGTAGACGCTGCTGACTTTCTAATTGAGCTTGTAGCGTCTATGAAATAAAAAAGAGCTAGGGATCCTCTCCCCAGCTCTTTCGTTTATACAGCTGTTTCCCCAACCGGGGTTACGGCTTTTCTTCGTTTGATACGCTTTGTGAGCTTTACCTCAATGATCCGATATGAGAGGTCAGAAACGATAAGAGACATTACCAGCGACAGAAGCGCATAAATCGGAAAAGCCAGCGACGACGTTCCGATAATACTTCCGATTTTTGGGACAATTATTTTAAGCGCGAACATCACCATTGTATGCCACATGTACAAGCTGAAACTAATATTTCCGAGGTAAATCATCACTCGGGTACGCAGCAGCCAGGAAAGGAGTCCATGCTCCGTAACAATAGAGATAAAGAATAAAAACGATAATACGAGCGCCGGGATCGTGGGGTCTTGCATTGTATTATATGCTAAGTAAATGCCCGCTAGAAAAATGATCCCGTTGAGGTAGTAGATTTTTAAAGGCTTCCACCACTGTTTTATTAGACCCTCGCTAAAGTACATCGCAATACCTACCGCGAAATACAGCATGTCCTTACGGTAGTAAACGACGACCACGCAGGCGGCAATTATTACAGCGTATGAGGCCCATTTCAATATTGTCGGGATCTTTGTACGATATGCTGCCCACGCCAGCGCCACCAACACATAGAAGACCATTTCATAGCTTAATGACCATGCGACAATCTGTGCAATCGGTAGCGGGAAGATCCCCGGCAGCATGAGCGCATTTGAAATAAAATGTTTGATGTAATCCCCGAAACCGATTCCGGTCATCCACTTATAACCTATGAACGGCCCCACGGCGAAAATCATCAAATGTATCGTCATAAACACCGGATAGATACGCAAAAACCTGTTTATAGCAAACTCCCGTAAGGTACTTTTTTGAAGTAAACTCCGCGTAATGAGGTACCCGCTGATGACAAAAAACAGTTTTACGGAGATCGGCCCTGCGAAATTTAACAGGTATACAGGATTGCTCCGGGACACCTCATGGATATAACTCTCAAGAACCGCTGATCCATATATATGGTAAATAACAACCGAAAGAGCGAGAAGGCCCCTCAGTCCCGTTAACGTGTGATTTACTTTTTTCAAAATCTATTCCCCTTACGAATTGTTGCGTTGAATCGCTTTAATCAGCTTTTCGTTACGTTTGTCGGCCTTATGGCTACCGACGACCACGAATGCATGGATAACGCCGGGGATCCAAAACAGGCAGCACAGCAATAAATTAAAAAACGCTTGACCGGGTTTACCGCATAAAAGCACCGCGAGAGGCGGCAGAAAAAACGCAATTATATATCTCATCCGAACACATCCCCCTAATTGTTATATCTTTCCTAAATTAAACCATACATTTAACGGAATGTCGATATATTGATAATCACTTTGACGCAACTTCGGGGGATAATTCATCGAAAAGCCTATCAACCACCCTATTAATTCCTGCAACATCGTCTACATCAAGGCCAAAGATAGGCTCATAGGCGCAATGGTAGATTTCCGATATCTTGCCCACCGTTATTATGAAATTCCGTCCTCCCTCATGGACTACACTCCAATTAACACCGTTTTCCTCGCCATATTGGTCAAATAGCATAGTAAATCGCTCCTTTTGGTCACATTACAGATGTTCTCTCGGTATTGGATCCCTGAAACAAATCCAATACAGGAGGCTAAAGCTCAAAAATGAAAAACAAAATCCAAATTATAGGCACAAAGGCAGTTATATTCGTCCCCTACAAGGGTGAACGGGTTGAGGTTCTCGTCGATGCGGTACGTGTCCCTGACATTGCGGATTTCAGATGGACAATCCGTTTCAACAAACAGGGGGGAATCCCCTATGTGTCCGGATACCGATTTATCGGGCATAGAGGCCACCGACTCCGTGAGGACGTGTACCTTCATAGGCTACTGACCACCGCGCCGCCGGGAATGGTCGTCGATCACATTAACGGCGACACACTCGACAATACGACGGAAAATCTACGTGTTGTATCACATGCTGAGAATCGCCAAAATATCACGGTTGCGGCATGGTCAGCGTCAGGCGTCCGTAACGTGTACCCGCAGCCTAACGGTAAGTATCGCGTACAAATCGGGCATGATGGCGAGCTACACAGTTTCGGGTCGTATGATTCGCTGTATGAGGCGGAACAGGTGGCGATCCGGGAACGTCATAAGCTGCATACTTTTTCTAACCCGTTGGCCCGTCGAGAGTTTGCGATGGCGTAGGGAAACAGAGGAGCGCCTGACGGCGTTCCTTTTTTATTTCAACATGGCGGTTTGTTCAAGTGCGATGCGTTCGTTAAACCACGTTGTTTTAAACCAAGATACAGCATCGAAATTAATTCGGCCCTTTTTCATATGATCTCCAAACTTAGCAAATACTGATTCGATCAGCTCGTAAATATGTGAATAGTTTGATGTTCGCTCGATCTCAGGTCTAACCGACTGATAGATATTCCAAAGAGTCTCAGCGTGTACAGGAATGGCGGAAGCTTGTTCGAGGAAAAACTCCTCCTCAGCGAGTACCGGACGCATGTCCCTGATTGCTATTGCTCCGATGGTTTCCGTTATCTTTGGATATTGTGGGTACTTGCTCATTAATCGTTCTATGTCCCGTTTAATCCATTGAGCTGAGAACGCCGAAGGCGCGAGTGATGGTGAATCTTCTTCTTTTTCTTTTCTAAAATCATTATTACTAAAATCATTATTACTATGTTCCTGATTTCCCGTATCCGGGCGATCCGTATCCGGTTTTCCCGTATCCGGATTTTCAGGAAGCGGTGACTTATCCACAGATTTAACCGTATCCGGATTTTCAGGAAGCGGTGCAGATTCCTTTTTCTTTTTGCGTTTATCCGGCTTGGATAGCGGGTTTGTGTGGAGTGGTGTCTCGTATACGAGATAGGAGATATCTCCGAATTTACCGGAGCCGTCGCCGCGTACTTGTTCCCGTTCTATGTATCCGGCATCTATCAGTTCGTTGATGATTGAATACACGGCATCGCGTCCATTGCTGGCGCGTTTAACAAGATCGCCAATCCGTACGATCCAGTCGTCAGGTTTTCCGATCAGATATGTAAGTAACCCCTTAGCTTGCCAAGAGATCCGAGAATCCTCGTCGATGGCGAATTTATCTATTTGTATGTAGGGAAATTCTTTCTTTTTGGCTACGCGGATAGTGGACATGAAAAAAGCCTCCTCAAATATGGGAGACTACCGAAAATAAGAACATACATTCGCCTTGTTATCTGTTGCGCCTAGTGCTAAAATAGCAATAAATCTTTTATTTTAGCGTAAGCTAACAAGGCGGGGCCTGTCCCCAGCCGTTCGGTAATCTCATAGCAGTTTTTGAAAACCGCGTTCACTCCGCCAAGAATGAAGACGCGGTTTTCTGTTTTTCGGGAAAGTTTTTCCGTGAAAAACGATATTGCATATTATACCTCGTAATCTCCTAATCCGACAAGGTAAAACCTCCAACACTTGTATATTGGTCTATCAGCTGGCCTATTAATTAAATACGAAACGACAAAGACGGACTCGCCTCGCGGCGGCTCCGTCTTTTTTGCGTTTCCCAGCTGAAAGGAGCACCTATGAGCTTTGATATTCTAAATCCTTCACAACGAAAATCCCGGATTGACCTATTATCCGAACGCGTCCGCCTACTTGAGAAAGCTCGAAAAGCGGGATCTCTGCGATCTACACAGCTCGAAATGCTGCTTAACGATATGGAGGAGCTGTCGAAGCTCCGGCGTGTGGATCGTGGCGAGACGGATCTCCTATATTTCATGTACGAGTATTTTTCAGATGATCGAAATCCTGGCAACGAGGGGAACCTCATCCCCGCGGGGACACGTCTTGAGGACGCACCACACTTTCACGGCGAATTATGCGAAATCCTGAACGTTGTCTCGACCAATGAGCTAAACGCCCGGATCGGCTGGGCGGCTCCCCGTGGACATGCAAAATCGGCGTACCTGTCTAACATGTTTCCCGTTCATCAAATCTGTTACGGCCTCCGGCGCTATATCCTCATTATTTCGGAGACTAGCGACATGTCGAAAAAATTCATCGAGTGGATCTCGCAGCAACTCAAATATAATGATAAGCTGCGAGACGATTTCGGCGAGTTGCTGTCCCAACAAAAGCAGCTGAACGATAAGGACAATCAGGAGGCGTTTCGTACTATGTCCGGCGTCCTCGTCGAGTCCTCCGCCATCGGTAAACGTATGCGGGGTAAACGTAACGGTAACGCCCGCCCCGATCTTGTAATCTGTGATGACTTGGAATCGTCCACGAACACAAACACGCCGGAGCTACGAGAAAAAAATCTCCATTGGTTCAACTCCGTTGTAATGCCTATCGGCGACAAGTCCACAGCCTTTATTTATATGGGAACCATCGTTCACGGTTCCGGCTTACTACCAACGATATTAAAACGTGGTGACTTCCGCTCACGAATCTATTCCGCTATTATCTCCCCGCCTGAACGCGAAGATTTATGGCAGGAGTTCGAGGATCTATACCGAGATATCGAGGATCCGGATCGGCAGGACACGGCTCTCTCGTTCTATCACCACAACCGCGACGAGATGGATCGAGGCGTTGAAGTTCTATGGCCTTGGCGCTGGGGTTATGCCGAGCTAATGCTAGAAAAGATTAACGTCGGTTCTCGGGCGTTCGGATCCGAGTATCTCAATAATCCGATTGACGAGGAGAGTCAGATCTTTAAGCCGAGCGCGTTTACGTATTTCGACTATAAGGATCTGAAAGACGTAAACGGTCGGGATCTCGCGCTTGATTACTATCAGTTTTGGGATATCGCGATGGGTAAGAGTAACCGATCCGACTATAACGCAATTATCACGCTGGGTCGCGACCGCCGGACGGGTGTCCTGTACATCGTCGACGCGTGGGCCGGGAAGGTTCCAGCTCATAAAGCGCTTGAGGTCGCCGTCGAAAAGATAATCGAGTACCGTCCGAAGGTATTCGGGATCGAGGTCGTCGCTGCTCAGTTCGATTTTTATCGACAGTTGAGGGAGGCCCTCACGAAAAAAGGGATCTATAACGTTAAGCTCAAGCCGATTACGCCTCGCAGCAAGAAAGAGGACAGAATCGAAATGCTGGAGCCACTTATCGAAAACGGGATCCTCCGCTTTATGCGTCACCAACGGTTATTAATCGAGCAGCTGGAACAGTTTCCGTCCGCAGATCACGACGATTTACCGGATGCTCTCGCCGGATGCGTGGATCTGTGCGGGACAACACGCCGCCGAGTGTTTCATAACAAGCCAAGGGGCTTGTAAAAGCTCCCCACAGCTCCCTCTTAGTGTAAGAAGTTATTAGGATAGAGAGGAGCTGGTCACTTGGCGGATATGTTCGGCATTGGACAATATTTCCCCCCTCCTGCTCATGTCAAGCGGATTCAGAGATACAAGGATAATCGCAAGCTGTTCCGAGGAGAGCATTACGACGTTTTCGAGCGTGTGAAAAATCGCCTCAGCAGAACACAGCGCGAAATCTTGTATATCTCCGTGAACATGGCGGGACTGGTATGTAAGAAAAGCGCCGATTTCCTTTTCGGCGAAACTCCCCACTATTCGGCGGGGAATGCGGACGACTCAAACGAGCAGAAAGCATTTGAGCGTTTCGCGTCAGAGAACGATCTCAGCATCATTAATTATGAGTCAGCGCTTGGTAACAGCTACCGAGGTGATTCATTCTATAAAATTCGTTGGGGCCAGCAGTACGGTGGGCAGCTCCCTAAAGAGCTGGATCCATTCCGCGTATTCATAGAGTCTCAAATCGCGGAATATGTGTTCCCGGAGGAGGATCCGTTTAACGCAAATAACATTATGGCCTATCATATAGCGTATCCAACGTTGTATGAAGACGGGCAGATGCTTAATGAGTTCGATCTCATGCGATTAAACGGCGTCTGGACGTCCCCTAATTACGTTGTAACAGGCGATCAATGGTTTATTAACGTCGAGTCTCATTACCCCGGTAAAATCGTTTATAGGACGCTCAGAGCCGACGCGACAAACGTAAATGTCGACAATGAGGTTATCGAGTGGAGGATTTTCGCGGAGATCCCGGAAGCTCGCCGCGAGGTCGCAACCGGAGTCCCTATTCCTTTAGTCGTACATGTTCCAAACTACTCAGCGGGTGACGGCTGGGAGGGTATCGACGATCTGACCGAGCTTAAACCAATGTTGGATGAGCTGAACAATCGTCTTTCGCTCATCGCTTCGATTCTGGATAAACACTCTGATCCGGCTATGGTGGTACCGAGTGGATCCCTCGAAGATGGCGACGACGGCAGGCCGATTTTTCATGCGGGCCGGGATAAGGTTTTTGAGGTTATGGACAAAAGCGAAGTCACGCCGCAGTACATCACATGGGACGGTCAGTTACAGGCTGCTTTCGAGGAAATTAAACTCCTCATCGAACAGATTCTAACGGTTGCAGAGATCCCAGCGGTTGCGCTTGGGAAAGACAATTCCGGTACATCCGGCGCATCCGGCCTATCTATTAAATTTCGGATGAACAGTCTTTTGGCTAAGATCAATCGTAAGCGCCAGTATTATGATCGTGCGCTCCGGCGTGTGTTTCTTATCGCGCAGCTGCTTGAGGAGTCCAAGGTCGATATCGACTATGACATTACCGTACCGAAGATCAAATTTAAAGATGGTTTGCCGGATGATGATCTCGAACAGGCTCAAATCTACAATATGCGCCTCGGGGGTAAAGCAACGATTAGCCAGAAAACGGCGATCATGCACTTGGATGATCTGACAGAGGAACAGGCTCAGGCGGAAATCGACCGGATGCGTGAGGAGGAGGAGGCCAACGCCACAGTGGAAAGCTCCGTTTTCAATGAGCGAGACGCTGGCGAGGTCGATCCTCCAGATGATCCGGAAGCTGACGACGATCCGGCGTCGGACAAGTAGGGGGTTAGGTAATGGGTAAGATCCCCGAAACGAATTACGATTACGACGTCGCCAAGCTGGTCAGGTCGTACAAGCAGTCCGTTGCGGATATTCTCGCTGAGCTTGAGCGAACTGATACAAACGGCTTATCCCGAGATTTAGCAGCGAAGCAGCTTGCCGAGATTTCGGAGCAGTTGTCCGCCTTGAACGCTGAATCGGCTTCATGGGTTGAGAAGTACATCCCGAAAGCAGCGCGTAATGGCGCAGCGGCGGCGATCCTTGCTCTCGGCACCGTGAAAACGATGGAGGAGGCGCTCAAGCTCGTTAAGTTTGGTTCCCTCAATGATCGGATGGTCAAGTCTATTATCGCGGATACACAGGAGGATCTCCTCGCGGTAACGACAAACATCGAGCGTCGGATCCGTAACGCTGTTCGAGCAGCCTCAGCAAATGTCCTCCGGCGTAATATGGCAGCGGGTATCAACGGTCACCGGACGAACAAGCGTGATATTCTCGCGGAGCTGCGAACTAATCTTGGCGACGCACTTAATACCGGGATTGTGGACGCAGCGGGCCGCAGATGGAAGCCTGAAAGATACGTCGACATGCTCGTCCGAACAAAAATGATGTACGCCCACAACGAGGCCACGCGAAACGAGGCCCTTGAACGCGGCGTCATGTATGCCACGATTTCGCGGCATGGTGCAAAAGATGCCTGTCGGAGTTGGGAGGGAAAGGTCGTTAAACTTGTTCCCGATGCTCCCGGCAACTACCCAATGTTGGACGCAGCGAAGTCCTCTAAACAAGTATTTCATCCCAATTGTAAACATGTGATCGTGCCGATCCGGGATCCGGAGAGCGTGGGATAGGCGTCTCGCAAAGCGAGGCGTCTTTTTTGCTGTCTGGAACTTGTAAAAAGATCTTTGAGCAGCCCTATAAGTGTAAGAGTCCAATGACTCAAATTTCGAGGCGTTGCTCGTAAAAAACGAATCTGGAGGCTTTAATTATGCAGAAAAGATTTTCATTACCCCTAAATCTACAGCTTTTTGGTGACGAGGGCGGCGCAGAGGGTGGGAATCCCACGGGTGGTACAGACCCAACTCCGGGCGGAGAACCGACGCCACCGAATCCGGAAGCGCCCAAGGATATCATGATCCCGAAAACTCGCTTCGATGAGGTTAACGCGAACTACAAATCCGTTAAGGAACAGCTCGACCAATTCCTCGCAGCTCAGAAGCAAGCTGAGGACGACGCCGCAAAGCAACGCGGCGAATACGAACAGCTGTATAACACAGCTCAGCAAGAGGTCGGCACGTACAAGGAACAGGCCGAGAAAACGTCGGCCCGTGTGCAAGAACTTGAGGGACTCCTCGGTACTATGCTCGACACAAAGCTCGCGGATATTCCGGAGGCAATGCGTGATCTTATTCCGGAAAATCTGTCCCCGGAGCAAAAACTCGCTTGGATCGACAAGGCGGCAGCGCGAGGGGTTTTCGGTTCTCCGAAGCAGCCCGAGGTACCTGTCGGCGGATCCACGAATCCGGGCAATACAACACCGCCGGACATTAGCGGTCTGGATCCGTTCTCGCTGCTGAAAGCGGGCTACGGGTCGAAATAAACAAGCTGAAACAGAGAGTCATCCTCGACGGGTGGCTCTTTTTTAGTTTCAAAAACAACTATTAGGAGGGTTTTACTAATGGCATTGACACTTGTCGAAGCAGCGAAATTGTCTAAGGACACGCTGCAAAAGGGCGTTATTGAGCTATTCGCTCGTAATTCCGCAGTTTTAGAAATGTTGCCTTTTATGGATATTGAGGGTAACGCGTATAAGTACAATCAGGAAGCCGTATTGCCGGGAGTTGGTTTCCGTGGAGTCAACGAGGCATTTACAGAGTCGACGGGTATTGTGAATCAATACTCCGAGGGTCTGATTATCGCGGGTGGCGATATGGACGTTGACCGTTTTATCGTGCAGACGCGCGGTGACGTTAACAATCAAAGAGCGATTCAAACGCAAATGAAGACAAAAGCTCTGTCCCTGACTTGGACGAAACACTTTTTCAATGGTGACGTCGCAGTCGATGCAAAGGGCTTTGATGGTCTGAAAAAGCGTATCGGCCCAGCTCAAACAATCGTAGCGGGTGAGAATGGCGGCAAGCTTACGCTCACTATGCTGGACGAATTGATCGACGCCGTAGAAGGTCAGCCGGACGTTATCTATGTCTCCAAGACGATGCGTCGCGAGATCAAAAACCTGCTGCAATCTCATAACGCGTATCAAGAAACAATCTTTGACGCATTCGGTAAGCCTGTCATGAGTTACGGCGGTATTCAGATCCGAGTAATCGAGACGGACGCACAGGGTAATGAGATCCTGGGTTTCGATGAGACTCAAGGCACAGACACAAAAACCGCGTCTATCTATGCGGTGAAATTCGGGCCTGAGCAGTACGTTTCCGGTTTGCAAAATGGCGGTATCTCCGTCCGTGACTTGGGCGAGCTGAATGAGAAACCCGTTTTCCGTACTCGTGTCGAGTGGTATAACGGTTTGGCTGTTTTCCATCCTCGGGCTGCTGCACGTCTGAAAGGTATTCAAAAAACCGTCTAATTGACGGATCACGAGGCGTTCCTTACGAGGGCGCCTCTATTTCTTTATAAGGAGGGCCATTTGTGACGTACGTAATTGAGGCACCGAACAAGATGTACGGCGGATATACGCACGGCGTCCGATTCGAAAATGGGGTCGGCGAAACGGACGATAAAACCGTCCGTGACGTACTGGTCGACGATTTCGGCTATGAGGACGTAACTCCTAAAGCTGAGAAACCAAAATCAAAAGCGGAGGACAAGCCAGCTAAAGACTCCGCGAAATAAGGAGGCTAGGGCGTGTCTATTAACATCACCGAAGCAGACGAATACATCCGATTCAACTGTATTGATACAGAGGACTGGATCGACAGCGACGACGAGCGAAAAACTCGTCTGATGAACGTCGCAGCTCGAACGATTACGCGCAAGTACCCGAAATATACAATTCCGGATCCTGCTGTATATGAGTTTGCGAATGTGCTGTCGGTCAAATTTAACGATACCCTCAAGAATGCACAGAACGGCGTTACGGGCTTTTCCGTTGCGGGAATCTCGTTTCAGTTCCAAGATGTGCAAAAGGATATTGATAAAATGATCCCACAGATCACGCTCGATCTAATCGGCGAGGAGAACGGGGTTAAACTCCGTCTCCGTCGCATTGGACAGGCGGTGCTATGACATGGCGTACCTACCGTTAAAGCAAGAGGTAACGATCAAATCCAAAATTGGGGAAACAGATCGATTTAATCAAGTTCAATACGGCCCGCCAACTGTTCACAAATGCCGGATAACAGAGAAAACGACGTTAGTCCGCACGAAATCGTTAGGGTACACGACCGGGGCTGAGGCGGTTTCGTCCGCTCAGGTATGGCTCAATAAATTCGTTAATGTGTCGATGGACGACGAGATCCTGTACGTAGACGAGGCCGGAAACAAACACGAATACCAGCCACTAACCATTGAGGTAAAACGAGGGCTGAACGGTAAAGCGCTGTTCACGGTCGTTTACGTGTAGGAGGGGGTCGCATGGCAAGGCGCGAGGTAGAAATCAACCTAGATAAGTTTCTTAATGCTCTGCAAGCGCTTGGACACGATATCGGTGAGGTCGTCAAAACCAATGTCAAGGACATATTAGACGACTGGCAGCGACAGGCTGTCGATCTCGCTCCTATTGATACAAGTACCCTACGCCGCTCGATACATGGCAAAGTCATAAAGCGAGGTACGGGCCTAGTGGACGTCACGGGGGAAATGAGAGCAAGCGCCATCGAACGGGATTCCGGTCATGGTCGGTATGACTACGCGTATCTGATACATGAGATCAAGGGAGATAGTTTCCGGGGGCGAGTTTCTGGAACGATTGGACGATTTTTGGATGTACCCGCCGAGCAGAACTATAAGAAATGGCTCAAGCAAATTGAGAACGATATTAAAGCGAAAGCTCGCGGACAGGGCTTCTAAAGGAGGGCGTATCTGTGGGTATTCTCACGGAGCTGGATTCGGTCGCCTCCGTTGTTTTAGAGGCGTTTCCTGAATCCGAAATGAAATATAAGGTACCGAAGGAGCCTAAAACGGGGCAATTCGTTTTACGGTCACAAAAAAACGACTTATCGACCGAGAGTCGTTTCACCTTTCGGATAGAGAGGCTGTATCAACTGATTTATTATTCTGATAATCCAGCTGAGGCCCTCGACATAATGGACAGGTTGTCTCGTCAGCTCATGCGCGGGACGACACTTATTCCAATAAATGACGGCTCTTTCCGGTATATCCGGATTGAGTCGTTTTCTTTTTCCGATCCGGTCGAAACAGAGTCCGGCTTGTCAGCGGTTATTGCTTCCATGCCGACCGAGATACGTCAGGCTCGGGATCAGAAGACTTTCGAAAAAATCATGCAAGTACACGCGCGGATCAATTAGATCGGCGCGATTTTTATTTAAGGGGGAAAAAGCATGGCAGGAGGCAATTGGGATCCAACGGCTCTACCAGACCGCGCGGGCCTATATATCAATTTCGTTGATAAGGCGATCCAGCAAATCGCGGGTGGCGCACGGGGTATTGTAGCGATCCCATTAACAAAGTACACCGGACTGGCGCAGCCCGCCAAGTTCTTCACGGTGGAGACGGAGAAGCAGGCGCAGGATCTTTTCGGTGCTAGCAACGTCAAAGCCATTTCCCGCGCATTTTTAGGCGGTGCAAAAGAGGTTTTGGTCTACACGTTGCCGCCGATTGATAACGATCATCCGGAGGATGTGGTCTATGCCACAGCACGAGAGGCGTTCGAGGCTCGCCCTTTTAACGTGTTTGTGTATGACGGTGTTGTGTCGGCTGCTGAGCAAGATTCGGGCCTCGCTTGGACAAAGCGTAACCGCGAAGAAGGGAAACATTTCACGATTGTATTTGGGTGCTTGAATCCTGCTGACGACCTGACACCTTCCATCGGTGACGCCCGATCCGTGAAGCTTTCGGACAAGTACGCTATTAACTTGATTTCGGGTGTTGTGTTGAATGGCGTGGAGATCAATTCCGCCGAGTTTGCGCCGTACATTGCGGGACTGGTCGCCGGAACAGCGATCAACAAGTCCACGACATACGCGCAGATCAAGGTTGATGACGTGACTTATCGCGCTCGTAATGTCGAGATTAAGGCGTCCCTGAAAAAAGGCTCTTTCCTTCTCGTCCATGACGGCGAAAAGGTCAAAGTCGAGCGGGGTATCACTACCGATCTGAGTAAGATCCGGAAGGTTCGCGCCGAGCAGTTCATTGCAACGGATATCACGAAGACGGGTTCCGATTACTACATCGGTAAGCTGGACAATAACGACGACGGACAAAAGGCGCTTATCGGTGCTATTAAGGCATATCTCGAAAATCTGGCAAACAGTAACGTGCTTGTGCTGTCTTCAATCGTGGTCGAATTGGATCCAGAACATGAGTCCAAAGGCGATCAGGTTTTCTTGCGTATTGCGTTCATTGAGGTTGACTCTATGGAACAAATTTTCTTGTCGATCAATGTCGGCTAATAGAGGGGGAAAAGACAGATGGGAGTTATGGACGCGAGCCGTATAATGAACGGCTCTTTTGGATCCGTCATTGACGCCAATGGTACATGGCTGACGAATGTCAAGTCAGCCGAGGCGACAGTCGAGATCAACAAGGAGGAGGTTTATCGAGCGGGTACTCGTTGGGTAGGCCATAAGGTTACAAGCGTCAAGGGTTCCGGCACTATGACCGGATACCGAGTAACAACCGAATTGATCGATGCAGTCGGCGTCATTGCGGACGATACCAAAGGTGCTTTTGTTACAGAACTTCGAATGAAGCTCGATGACCCCGAGGCGTTCGGGGCAATGTCGGTACGTCTCAAGGGCGTACAGTTCGATCAGATTCCGTTGATGAAATACGAGCTTAACTCAATTGTTGAGGAGGAGCTACCGTTTACGTTTATCGGCTATGAGCTAATGGACAAGGTAGCAGCTCAGTAACATAGCTAGTTAGAACCGTGGGGGCGAGTAATCGCTCCCTCTTTTTTGTGCTTTCGCGAAGCCACAAACAACAAATTTTATTTAAATGGAGGATTTTAAAATGACAGCTACTAACGTGAACGAGGATATTCTGACGGCTCTATTAAGCGCGGAGGATTCTCCCGAAAAAGACGTATTTATGCAGCGTTTTGGTGTTGCTTTCCGGATCAAGGCCGTGAGCATTAAACAGATCAAACGCCTACAACTACAAGCGACTCACGTCGTCGGTAAGACGGAAATTCTGGACGAGGAATATTTTGCAGCCCTGCTGATTGTCGATTCGACCGTCAACGTCGAATGGCGTAACCCGAAACTGCTGGCACGGTATGAAGTGACCGAAGCCGCTGAGGTCGTACAGAAACGGTTGCTGTCAGGCGAGATTGCATTTTTGGCGGGTGAGATTCTGGACGTATCCGGTTTTAATCAGGACGCCCGGATCAATGACCTAAAAAACTAATCAAGGAGGGGGGCGAGGCGGCTCTCCTCCATGCTATTTTTCAGCGCCAAGGGATTATGCCCCATGAGGTATATAACGCACCTGATGGATCCCGGCAACTGATGTACGCCTCAATGATGCTCGTTTTAGAGCAGGAGGAAAAAGCTCGTAGAGATCAAGGGGGGTAACGGGTAGATGGCATTTGATTTAATTGCACGGCTAAGGCTGATTGATAATCTTTCCGGCCCTCTCGATCAGGCGACGGGCGGTCTGAAAAGAATGGGTAAAATTGCGGCTGGTGTAGGGTCTGCCATCGCAGCCATCGGCGCGGGGGCGGCTGTAATGTCTTCCGTAAATAAGGCAATGGACTTCGAACAGCAAATGGATTCCGTAGCTTCCTTAGATACGGCTATGAAAAAGGGATCCGAGGGATACGCGAGAATGCAAGCGCTGGCCCTCGAAATGGGCGCAAAGACAAAGTATTCAGCGTTAGAAGCTGCTCAGGGTATGGAGGAACTGGTCAAGGCGGGCCTCAGTGTAGATCAGATTGATAAACAGGGAGGGCTAGAGGCCGCGCTTAACCTCGCGACAGCGGGCGGTCTGAACCTCGCAGAAGCCGCAGAAATCATGTCCACGTCCCTAAACGCGTACAAGGATAATAACCTTTCCGCAGCTGATGCCGCGAATCTACTCGCCGGGACAGCTAACGCCTCCGCGACAGACGTCCACGATCTGAAATACTCGCTGTCTGCTGTTTCAGCCGTAGCAAATGGCGTCGGTATGTCCTTCCGGGATACCAATATCGCGCTCGGCTTGTTTGCGAATAACGGTATCAAGGGGTCAGACGCTGGTACATCCTTGAAGACGATGCTTAACAACTTACAGCCGGGAACAAAGGCTCAAACGCTCCTTATGAAAAAGTTGGGCATTGTAACCGCAGACGGGGCAAACCGTTTTTATGACGCTAAGGGTAATTTGAAAGACTTACGCAACATTGCGGGCATTTTGCAAACGTCTATGAAAAATCTTACGAATCAGCAGCGGGCCGCAGCGTTGGAAACCTTGTTCGGATCCGACGCAGTACGTGCGGGTAACATCTTGTACAAAGAGGGCGCGGCGGGCGTCTCTGAGTTTAGCGCGAAGCTGAAAGACGCTCCGACCGCGCTTGATGTTGCCACGTCCAAAATGGACAACGCTAAGGGCGCAATAGAACAGTTTCAGGGCGCGATGGAGACATTACAGATCGCAGCGCTATTGCCGACAATGCCCCTAATTAAAAAGGTGGCTCTCGCGGCTGCTGATTTAACTGGAAAACTGACGACATGGCTCGCCAGCGATCAGGCCAAGGCGTGGGGTGCTCGTATTACGGCGACGGTCAACGCCGTCAAATCCGTGTTTACGGGATTCATGAAAATGATGTCAGGTAACGCTATCGGCGGAATTGACGATCTGATTAAGGGAGGATTTAGCGTCGATCAGGCGACCGTGATCGCTAAAATATTATTCGTTATCCGGGATGCCGTCGACGGCGTAAAGGCGTTTATTGTCTCGGCTACCCCTGTTGTACAGGCTTCTTTATCTCAGTGGGGGAAATTCTTCTCTGACATATGGAAAGCCGTACAGCCGATGCTCCCGACGATAGTACCCGCATTAAGTGCCGTCGGACAGGCGTTTCTATCACTTATGTCTGCTGTCCAGCCTTTAGGTTCTGCAATAATGGGCTTCATCGTGACAATCGTTAATGCGTTTATGTCTCAATGGCCTACGATTGTCAGCGTTGTATCTCAGGTATGGGCAAACCTTCAACCTATATTCAACCTACTCAAGTCGATTCTATCGGCGGTAGGGGTTGCAATTGGGGTTGTCGCGGACGTATTCGCTTATATGTGGCCTGATATTCTGGCTATTGTGCAAAAGGCTGCGCCGCCTATTTCTAAATTGATAGGCAATATCGCGGATATCGTTTCTTTCTTAATCAACAACATCGTTAAGCCGCTGCTTCCTCTACTTGGCGCGATGTTCAAAACCCAATGGGATATATTGAAACCCGTTCTCAAATTTATATGGGATGCGATCATTAAGATTGTCGACGCAATCAATGCTGTTATTGATGG